CGCTTTATGCGCATCCGACAACGTTTTCCCGACGTTTGCCATCCTCAGTCTTTCGCGGGTCTCCTGTGTCGGCGATTTCCCCGTAAGCGCAATGCTCATGGCTATCCGCGTTTCAGCGGAGTGAACGTGCCCCATCCTTGCCGCGCTTATTTTAGCCCGCGTCGCCTCTGTCTGCTTCGCCCCTAATGAGCTGCCGGCAATCGGGCACATATTGAACCCGGTTAGAGGATTGATCGCTCCAGCTACGTCGATCCACGATTGCTCTCGAATCATCAATTCCGCGACGTTTGGAACGTATTCCAACACCTCAAAAACAAACGCGCTCTCGCCGTATTTTAACCAAGCCCGCTGCAAGTGTGCGGCGTGGTGTTTCCCTTGGCGTAGCTGCGTGCGGTGCGATTTCCAGCGGGCTTTGAGTGAGACCGATGAGCCAATATACACCCTCCCGCCGTCAACATCGTGGCGAATGCAGTAGATTCCAGACCGGCACGAACCCGCGATCTGCGCCATTTGCTGCGCTTGCTCGGGCGTCGGGTAGAGCCGGTATGTGTTGGCCTTGCGGACGCGGCCACACCGGTCGGCTCCAGGCCCTGCCGTACTCGTGGCGGAGGAGGTCAAAGCGAGGTCCACCGAGCCAGGCGCTTGCGCCACGCATCGCGCCGGTCGGCGGAGAAGTTGCCGACGCGGAGCCACCAGTCAGCCATAAACCGGGCCAATGAGATCCCGATCACAACGGCGATGTCTCCGCGAGCCGGCGGCGTAGTTCCGCTGCCTTCGCGTCGTTCTGCTGGCACCATGCCTCTAATTCCTCTGCGGCTTTCCGCCTTATGACGAGTTATTCAAAAGCGGTTGGGTTCGGCACCTGATTGCGCAGGTAACTCACGACTTTCCGCTCGGTCAGCCCGTAGGCACGCGCGACGATCGCCACGGCACGCTTGACACCCTCGTTGCGCCGGCGCTGGACGGCTGACGCGATGATGGAGTGCGCTTCGTAGGAGATCGCTTCAGGTGACATAATCGTGTGCCTCATCGGAACAGATTTCTGTCTTTGTTCGGACGACACTTTGCTCGGCCCTTCTGCCAGTTTCCGTGTTGCAAGGACGGAACTGGACAACAGACATGGAGCAGATGCGCGACGACGCGGCGATGCGCTCGCCGATGGGGGCGCCCCGAATCACAGGACCGCTCGGGGCAACACGGCACGCCGGGGCCGGGGAATCGACTGCACCTGTGTGGGAAACGGCGATCACGACGCGGCAGCCTTCAACTCGGCCAACCGCCGCATCGCCGCCGCCGGGGACACGCCCAGAACGGCACCGACATCGCGCCACCGCGTCCGAGCGGCCCGCATCTCGACCAGCGAGGCGTCCTTCTCGGCCGTCCAATGCAGGCGCTTCGGATCGCGGCGCGGAGCCGGCGGGATGGTCCCGACATCGACCAGGAACGCATACCGCGCCAGCGCCGCGATGCTGCCGACGCCTAGCCGCGCGTAGAGACTGGCGCGATGGATCTCGACCGTGCGCGGGGAAACGCCGAGATGCCAAGCCACGGTTTTGTTGACCATGCCGCGCGCCAGAAGCCGCAGCACGTCCTGCTCACGCGGCGAGAGTTGCGCGACCTGGGCGGCGGCGTTGCCGATCTCGGACAGGAGGGCGATGGCGTGTGGGATGTGCGCCGGCGGGACTTTGGCGGCGGCGGCGATGAGGGCTTCGTTCACCCGAACGCACTCCCCTCAAGCACGGTCCCGGCCGTGATCGACGCCCAACTCAGTGCGTGCCCGGCAGGCAGCGGCTCGGCACCGCGTTCTGGCAGCTGCTCGACCACGACCTTTGCCGGCCCCAGCCGATGGGCGTTGATCTCCCTGGCGTGCGCGATCACGGCGAAACGCGACCGGCCGAGTTCGGCGGCGATCACGTCCCAGGAGACGCCCAAGATGCGCTGGCGCCGGATCAGGGCGTCTTGCTCGGGGGTGTATCGGGCTGGGCGCGGCATCAGTGCGACGCCAACCAGATGAGCCATGTCGCCCAGGCGGCACCGATCAGCACCAGCGCGGCGGCGGTCGTGGCGCGGCTCATAACAGCCACCAAACGAACAACCCAAGTGCCGCCCAGCACGCCAGCGAAAACACCACCGCAAAGGCGAGCATCACGTATCCATCTCCGGAACGCGGGACGTGGCCGGACGGCGGTTGGTGGAAGCTTGAACCGTCTAGGGGCATGCCGATCCCCAATCCAGAAACATCCAGGCGAGCGCGCTGCCCAGCGGGATGCCGATCGCGGCGGATAGGGCGATGGTGGTGAGGCAGCGCATCACCCCACCCCACGAAACGGAGGCAGCGGATGCGCCGCGAGCCACGCCACCAGCGCCGGGCGGTCAAAGACGTTGACCCGCCGGCCGGGAGCTACCCCGCCTCCTCCCATGTCGGTGCGTTTGTTATGGGATCGGGGCGCCGGCCTTTCCGGAGCCGCGCTGTCCGGCGGCGTCGGTGTTCCCCTAGGCATCGTGGGAAGTTGCAGGGGTTGGGGCATCAGGCGGCCTCGGCCTCGGCCGACGCGCTCTTGCGCAGCACCTCCAGGGTGATGCCCTCAATTCCATCCTTCTCAGCAATCTCGATGAGGTCGGGCCACCGCCCCTTCGGGATGCCGGTCTGTAGCCAGTTGGATATAGCCGGCGCACCGCACCCCAGCTTTTCGGCCAGTTTGCTGCCGCCGCCCATGGCCTTGATGATCTCGCGAGGTGTCATGCGCAGGATAATTCACCAATGGTGAAAACCTGTCAACCGCCGTTTCGGGCTTCGTCGATTTCACCGATGGTCGAGTGCGCCTTCAGCGGGCGTGAGGCACCGTAGGCGCATGAAGCCGGTCGAAGTGAACGAAACCCTTTGCACGCGACATCATACTGAACTACCCTTTGGTGAAGCGGCTTTTCACGCCGCGTGAAATTTCTTTGGGCGTCATGTCGATTTAGGCTTGCCAATCTTCACCGTTGGTGAAATTCTCCCCCTCGTCACCAACGACGAGGACCGGCAGATGCCCAACCCCACCATCGCCCACCTGATCGAGCAGCTCGACCTGATCGACCGCACGGCCCGCGAGATCGCCCCCACGATCGGCACGCTCAACGGCGCCGGCGTGCTGGGCCATGGCTCCCTCGGTTCGCTGTCCTGCCTCCAGATGCACATCGACGCCCTGCGCCGCCAGGTGCGGGAGTCCGGCGCGCTGACCGTGGCGCGGGTGGCTTGAGCGATGAGTGAAACCCCGACCACCTTCCACATTCGCAACCGCTGGACCGGCGCGATCCAGTTTTCCTGCGAACTGAGCGGCGACGTATCCGGACATAGATACGGGCTGAAACTCGGCTTTGCGGTCAAGAAGGCGCTTGAGGCCCGCGCGGACCTGAACGGCGCGGCCCTGACCGGCGCGGCCCTGACCGGCGCGGCCCTGACCGGCGCGGACCTGACCGGCGCGGACCTGACCCGCGCGGACCTGACCCGCGCGGCCCTGACCGGCGCGGACCTGACCGGCGCGGACCTGACCGGCGCGGCGCTGACCGGCGCGGCCCTGACCGGCGCGGACCTGACCGGCGCGGCCCTGACCGGCGCGGACCTGACCGGCGCGGCGCTGACCGGCGCGGCGCTGACCGGCGCGGACCTGACCGGCGCGGACCTGACCGGCGCGGACCTGACCGGCGCGGCCCTGACCGGCGCGGACCTGACCCGCGCGGCCCTGACCCGCGCGGCCCTGACCGGCGCGGACCTGACCGGCGTAAAGCAGGACTTCCTTGCCGAAGTGCTGCGGCTCCCGAATGAATTGGAGGCTCTCTGTGAGGCCTTGATCGCCGGAAAGGTAGACGGCAGCACTTATTCCGGTGAATGCGCTTGCCTCGCTGGCACCCTCGCGAAGGCTCACGGCATCGCGCACTACGCCGGTGATGACATCGAAATCGGCTCCGTCACTTTTCATGCCCGGTCTTATTCGCCGCGCGAGATGTTCTTTCGCGCCATTTGTCCGGGCAATACCCCCGACAACAGCGCGGCAGCCAAGATCGCGCTGGAATGGACCCAGGAAGCCATCGCGATCCGAGACATGATCCGGGCCACCGCGCCGACCGAGGCCGCCTAAATGGCCCACAAATCCCCCCTGTCTGAAACGGTTTCTGTCAACCTTGATTGCGACAAACGTGACAGAGATATTTGCGGCTCGTCAACGGTTCGTGATACGGTATCCCAATACGCCGATCCGTCGCCGCCGCATCAAGACCCGCAGCCGACCGCCGTTTTTTCGACCTCGACCGGTAGCGATACCGTTTCCAGCGATCCGATCAATTCTCGACCCCCAAAACCCACATCATTTCGTGAGGTCCGCGCCGATGACGAAAGCGCCAACGCCGCGCGGCCCATCGCGCATCGAGATTCTGAATGCGACGGACGAGGCCGAGCGGGTGCTGACCGAGATGATCGGGCGCTGGGAGGACCACATCCCTGCCCATGTGCGGGCGGAGTTGCATCGGGTGGCGGCCCCGCTGCTGGCGATCCTGATGCGGGCCGGGCGCCGCTAGTCTCCCGCTTCACCCGGCACCAGATCGACGCCGGTCTATACACGCCGCTTCTGACCGGCCGCGCCGAGGCGCTGGAGGCTGCACTGCGCCAAGCGCGGGATTACATATCCGAGGATCGCGATTGCCTGATCGACCGCCACACCGTGGGCGGCGACCTCGCGACGCTGGATGATTTCGACAAGCAGTTCGTGGACGAGGCCGATCGGGTGCTGCGTGAGATCGACGCGGCGTTGGGGGTGCGGTCGTGACAATCATCCCAAACCTGCCAACCGATTTGCCGAGCCGCTATCGGTATCAAATGCGGATAATTCGTCGCTTTGGTGAGTGGGAGTATTCGTACGAACTGATGGGCGCCAAAGGCGGCTTGCAGCTTCATGTCTCAGGGCCGCACGTTTTTGACGGCGGCGAACATTGGAGTGCCGGCCTCGAATTGCACGGCCGCGCCCCGCTTTACGGCAACGATGCGCCGTCGCACGACAACTGCTGGCTTCTGAATTGTCCGTGCTGGCACGAAGGCACGAGCCTCCATGCGCAGGAACACTATCTTCCGCATGTTCTGACTGGCGCACATGACTTCGTGTTCGCGAGCATGGTGCGTAGGGCTGATGAGCAATGGCCGTTTTCGGAGGGCAAACCATGAGCGATCGTCAGTTCACCAATCCCAATTTAGGGCGCGAAGTGGTCATGAGACGGAGGTGAAGCTGTGAGCGAAACCCTTACCCGCACCGAGGCCCCGCAAGTCTCAGCATGGGCCTCAATGCGTCGCGACCGCACGCGCGCCACGTCACTCATCAGCGACTGTTGGATCGAGACGCCGGAACTGATCGAACGACCGGACGGCGACGACACGATGCGCCTGCCGGTCATCATCTTCTTCAACGCGACGCAGACCGTGCCGCACTGGGAACCGACGAACGACGATCCCGGCAGCGATGCCGAATACGAGTTCGAGATCGTCGGCTTCGCGTTCGATCTGTCGCCGGGCGAGCGCGAGCCGGCGCCGTTGACCGAGCGGGAAATCGCTGGGATGCGGGCGTGGTTCGATGGGCATTGCCCGGAGGTTTCTGTGGCGGCTGATGAGTATTGGGAGAATAGATGATGACCGACACAATCGAACTGCCCGTAGCAGACGCGATGACCGCTTCCGACCTCGTGCAGCACGCGCGCCAGATCGCCGTTCTGATCGGCACGAAGAATGCCGAATGCTTCGTTTCAGCCAGCGGCCACAAGGATAACGAAGCGCGGGTCTCTTGTTACACCAACTGGCTCACCACCGGCGCCGACAGCGGGCATGAGAGTTTTTCCGGCCGCACCTGGGCCGAAGCCCTAGCCCAAGCCTACGCCTGGGCACGCACGATCAAAATTGTGGCCCGCGACAAACGCATCCGCGAACTCGCACTCGCCATCGTGGATCTGACCGACCAGCACGGCTCGTGCCGCGTTGAGCATCTGCGGGCGCGGCGGTTCAGCGATGCCGAGATTGCGGAGTTGCGCGATGCGGCGCTGACGCGGGCGAACGAGATGGCGGGTGGGGCGCCTTTTGAGATTGTGGGGGTGGTCTGATGGCCAGCGCATCTGTGCTGTCAGGTTCGCCCTACATCAAAGCTGGCGCTGTCATCTCTGCCTGCGGCACCTACCGCTATCATCTGTGGCGTGAATGGCGCGGCCATTATGTGCGCGAGAACTGGATTCCACTCGGCGCGAAAGATGGCGCCGGCCATGAATTGGAAGAACCCAAGCCCGTTGTGTTCGTCATGCTCAATCCGTCAACCGCTGATGGCTCAAAGGATGATGCCACGATTCGCAAATGCGTTAAGTTCGCCATGCGATGGGGCTACAATCGGTTGGAGGTGGTCAACCTGTTCGCCTATCGCGCGACCGATCCGCAGGCGTTGCTGAAACTGACGCACGACCGCGACCCGGTTGGGGATCAGAACCAACGATATTTCGACCGCGCCTTGAACGAGAGCGGTGATCCACTGGTTATCTGCGCCTGGGGCCAGCACGGCGCGCATCTTGGGCAGGATCAAACTGCACTTGGCTGGATGATCCCGTATCTGAAAAAGTGGTGTTTCGGGCTGACGAAGGTCGGTCAACCACTGCACCCGCTCTATCAGCGTGACGACGCCGATCTTGTGGAGTTTCGCCCATGACCCGCGTCCTCGACATCCTGATCCGCGCCCGCAAGCTGATTGAGGCGCCGGAGCGGTGGACGAAAGGAGCGATGGCCCGGAACTCGGTGGGCGCTCGGGTTTCGGCATACGCTCCAGATGCGATCTGCTTCTGCGCGCAGGGTGCGCTCAAAAAAGCATCCGATTGGGATGATCACCTTTCGCAAGCGGCTTTAAGATTGAATCGGGCAATAACAATACCTGTTGGGTATATCACCTACAACGACGAACCCGAAACCACCCACGCGGACATTCTGGCCCTCTTCGACCGCGCCATCGAAGCGGAGCGCGGTTGTGGATAACCCAGCAAAGCAAATCCGCGCCACGGTCACGGTCGCGGTGCTGTCCCAGGACGACCTGTGCGCCGCACTTTATGCCCTGTATCTTGCGAGCGAGCGCGAAGACTGTTCGGCAGAGACCAATGCAAAGCTGAATCGGGTAATGGACGCGCTTGGCGACATCACCAATCACACTGGCATAGACGCCATCGCTTCCGACGCGATGGCCCGGTATTTCAAGGTGGCGTCATGAAACCCGAATTCGACGCCGTAATCCGCGCCTGCGTCGCTGTGCAGGTCGCCACCTACGAACTGCACGAAGAGGATGTTGCCACCAATCGCGCGCTGCCCGACTTGGAAACATGCGTCAAAGAACTGGGCTTGCGGGTGAAAGCACTGAAGAAAGCGATCACATGACCAGCGTCCCCCTCTCCCAATCCCTCCGAGCCGCCGCCCAGCAAGGCTGCGCCATGGCGATAGCCGGCGAACTCGACGCGCTGCCCGACGACACGCGCCAGTGCATCGTGGCCCTGTTCCGCTGGCTGAATCTCGATGCCGCGCGCCAGGCCGAGGTGATGGAGGCGATTGCGGCCGAGCGGTTGCCAGATCTGGGCGAGCGGTTTCGGTCTGTGGGGGATGTGGTGCTGGAGGCTGTGGTGGGGTTGGGGGAACGGCGGTGAGCGCCACAATCAAGGCGCCGTCCGGCTGGACCATCGAAACGGTGATGGCGATTGCCAACTCGGCGCTGTCCCGGCTTGAAGCGTCCGACATCGACATGGCGATGGACGACGACGCGCTGCTGGAAATCTTGCGCGGCGAAGGCGCTGACGTGGACATGGTTTTGCGCCGCCTGATTCTCGCCAGCCTTGAAGCAAAGTCGCTGGCCGATGGTGTCAAAGCCCGTATGGACGATTTGCGCGCGCGCAAGGAGCGCTTCGAGAAGCGGGCCGAAGCATGGCGCGGCGCGGCGTTCGGCGTGATGGACGCGCTTGGGGTCACAAAGCACGTCACAGCCGAGTATACCGCCTCCCTTTCATCGCCCAGGCCGGGTCTCGTGATTACTGACGAGATGGCGTTGCCGGCCGAGTATGTCGTCGTCACCCGCGCGCCGGACAAGGCAAAAATCAAAGCCGCCATGGCCGAAGGCGTCGTGATTGACGGCGCGGAAATGCAGAACGGCAGTCCCGTTCTCACAGTCAGGAGCAAGTAGCATGAGCGTCACTGTCACCACTAGCACAGCATCGTTGGTGCCACAGACCATGGATCAAGCCGTGCGGCTGGCCGAGATCATGTCGCGTGGCAAACTGATCCCCGAACATATTCGCAATCCGGCCGATGCGCTCATGGTGATCGAACAGGCAATGCGGTGGAATATGTCACCTTTTGCCGTCGCCCAAGCCACATCCAGCATTCACGGGAAGCTGATGTTCGAAGGCAAGCTAGTCGCCGCCGCGCTGCATTCGTCGGGCGCGCTCGCGACGCGACTTGCCTACGACTACGAAGGCGCGGGCGACAACCGGACGGTCAAAGTGTCCGCCACACTAGCCGGCGAGACGGCGCCCCGTGAACTGACGATCCGCTACGGCGACGTGAAAACGTCGAACGAATGGTGGAAGAAGCAACCCGATCAGCAACTCGCCTATTCCGGCGCTCGCAACTGGGCGCGGCGGTTCGCGCCCGAGGTCATGCTGGGCGTCTACAGCCCCGAGGAAATGGAACCCGTCGCGCAGGACTCCTACGCTGGCACCACAATTGAGGCCAAGGCAGAGCCGACACCCTCTACCGACACACCTAAGACTCGCACGGTTCGGGAATGGCTTGACGAGATCGAGGTTGCTTTCGAGGCCGCCACAACCGGCGCCGAGGTCGACAGCATCGTGGGTCGCCCCGAAGTTCAGAAGGCACTCGACACTTTCAAGAACGGTGCCCGCGAACGACTGAACGCAGCAATGAACAAGGCCCTGTCCCGCACGGCACCGTTTTATGACGACGGCTCTGGCGCCGCAGAACCCGCCGCCGCCTAACCCCACGCCCCGCGAAAGCAAGCCCATGACCAACGCCGCAATCACCTACGTCTACAACGAGTCCGTGAACCTGCCGATCTGGGTGCGGCACTACGGAGGCGCGTTCGGGCACGAGAACCTGTTTGTCATCGACCGCTGCTCCACGGACGGTAGCACTGCCAACATCGGCGCCAACATCATCCAAGTCCCCCGCACGGCGTTCGACGACCACAAGAAATCCGCCGCAATCAGCCACCTCCACGCCGCACTGCTGCAATCGTATGACTGCGTGGTGGTCAGCGACTGCGACGAAATTCTGGTTCCCGACCCTGCCAAATACACAGACCTGGCCGAATACATCGACAAGATGCCGGGTGCCTACGCGACCGCCATGGGATTCAACGTTACCCACATCATTGACCGCGAACCCGCGCTCGATCTGCGGCGCCCGATCCTGGACCAGCGCGGCTACCTTTCGTTCAATTCGACCATGTGTAAGCCGCTGATCAGCAAAATTCCGCAGACCTGGGCGCCGGGGTTGCACGCGGTCAGGATGCCACCTGCGTTGGATCCCGACCTGCTGGTGTTCCATCTGAAAACGATGGATATGGGCATCGCCCAGGCGCGGCAGCGGATCAACAACGAAACCGAATGGTCCGAGGCGTCGATCGCCGCCAACCATGGCAACCACCATCGGCAGCACTTCACCAAATTCATGCGTGACGTGTTCTTCTCGGCCGCCGAGCGGGTGAATACCGGGCCGGTGCATGAGTTTGATGGGTTCGAGAAGATCATTGCCGACCTCGTGGCGCGGACGCATGTCGGCGCCGAGGGGTTTCATCATGTGCCGTTCGGCGTGAACGCGATGTTTCGTTTGCCTGAGCGGTTTTGGGGGCGTTTGTGATGAACGACCGAGACGCCAGCTACGCCGAGATCGACGCCAGCGTCCTGCGCGTTGCCGCGGCTCGGGATGCGGTGGTGAAGGCGGCGAGGCGGATGGTGTTGGATGGCTTCAGCGATCAGGCGTGGCGTCGGCTGGCGGCGAAGGTTCTTGCGTTGGATGCGCTTTCGGTTGGTGGTGGGAGCGAAGTGTGAGCCGACTCATTCGCGTGTTCCCTCGAAAGACCAAGGCATCGCCAGATGATGCGTTGGCATACTTCGGTCCGCCTGATCTATTTGCCGAGGCTGACGAGGTTCACATCTCGGTTGCGTTCACCCAGGACAAGGCACGCGCCGAACGGCTGGCAGAAGAATGGAAGTATGTCGCTTCGGTCAAAGTCGGCGGCGTCGCCTATGGAGATTCCAGCCTTGAGTTCATTCCTGGCCGCTACATCAAACCCGGATACACGATCACGTCACGCGGTTGTCCGCGGCGATGCTGGTTCTGCGGCGTATGGAAGAAGTGGCCCGCGCCGAACGTGCTACCGATCCACGAAGGCTGGAACATCCTCGACGACAACCTGCTAGCCTGCCCGCGCGATCACGTCGAGGCGGTGTTTGCCATGCTGCGGCGGCAGAACCGGCGCGTGGAGTTCACCGGCGGCCTCGAAGCCCTCGCCCTTCAAGACTATCAGGTTGACTTGCTCGCCAGCCTGACGCCACGCCCGAATATGTTTTGGGCGTACGATCCTGGCGACGCCTTCGAGACGCTGGAAAGTGCAGCCAAGCGAATGCTCGAAGCCGGGTTCACCAGGGCTTCGCACAGGCTGCGCTGCTACGTGATGATCGGATACCCGAAGGATACATTCGACCTTGCCGAACACCGCCTGCGCGAGATGGTGCGGATCGGGCTGACGCCCCATGCGATGCTGTGGGCACCGTCCTTGCCGTCCGAGGAGAAATGGCGACCTGGGCCAGAGTGGCGCCCGTTTCAGCGTCGGTGGGCGCGACCGGCGATCATCCATGCACAGGTGACACCATGACCGCCCCAACGGCACCGCCCCGACCCCCGATCCACACGCCGATCCCGAAGCGCGCGCTGTTTCGAAAGCCGTCCTGCGCGCGCTGGAACGGCTATTCAGCGCGGAGATATGCGGCCTTCTGCCGTGTTTCGACGCCTGCGGCTGTGCTTGCAATGGAATTGGAGGATCGTGCAGGTGACTGATCCAGTTTCGCCGAGTTTGTGGCGACCGAAGCTCCCATGGAGCGTCCATGATTTTTCTGACCGCACAGAAATCAGGGACGACGAAAGGAAGACGGTGGCGATTTTTTACGTGGATCACCGTGAAAAGGCGCGTTTCATCGTTAAGGCCGCTAATGGCCACTACACCCCAGCCTCGCTCCTGCGGTCAATGAAGGGAGGGGATGATGTATCTGCTGCTTTCTAAGCGCATCGGCAACGCGATCAAAATGTGCGACCCATTCAAGGGTTTGCCTCGGCTCCCACCGAATGCCGCGCTGGGGGCAACGATGGTCAACCAAGAAGAATGGGACCGTGACATCGGGAAGCTGCGGCAAGCTGGTGAGCGTCTTGGGGCACAGTTCACTTTTGCCAGCGTCGAGCCAATGCTCGAACCCATAGACCCCCGCGGCAACTTTCCGGACTGGGTGATTGTCGGCGGCGAGACTGGCGCGCAGCCACGGCATCTTGATCCTGAGTGGGCACGATCTCTGCGCGTGGCCGAGCGGCGCCGCGAGCTTCGCGTCTGGCACAGCCAAGGCATTCGCCGGCCCGGTCTTCACTGGTGGTTCCTGCCGCCAGAGAACGCGATCTATTCGGTGGTTTATGGACCGGGTGGGTGCTTCGAGGAATGTCGCTACTGCGGTAAGAAGCGTCCGCTCGTGGGGCCAGCAGAGTGAGCGTGCATATTCTTGAGGGCGACTGCCGCGACGTTCTGCGCAAGCTGCCTGATGCGTCGGTGCATTGCTGCGTGACTTCTCCGCCGTATTACGGGCTGCGTGATTATGGCGTCGATGGGCAGATCGGCCTGGAGGCGACGCTCGCCGGATACATCAAGGAAATGGTGTCGGTGTTCGGGGAGATACGGCGCGTCCTGCGGGACGATGCGACGGTCTGGCTGAACCTGGGGGACACCTACGTCAACGATACGAAGTGGGGCGGCTCGACCAGCGGAAAGCATGTCCGTAAACTGCACGGCGACACCGGGATAGGTCGCCGCCGACAGAATGCGGGGATGAAGCCCAAAGACTTAATGATGGTGCCGGCCCGTGTGGCACTGGCGCTTCAAGATGATGGCTGGTGGCTACGCAGCAATATAGTTTGGGCCAAACCGAACGGTATGCCAGGGAGTCAGAAAAACCGACCCACGTCATCGCATGAGGCGGTCTTTTTGGTCACCAAAAGCGCGTCCTACTGGTCAGATTTTGACGCCATCAAGACGCCGCCCCGCGAGTCAACGCTAGTCCGGTTGGCGCAGGACGTTCAGGCCCAAGTCGGTAGCCACCGGGCCAACGGGGGCGCCAAAAAGAATGGCCCCATGAAGGCTGTCAGCGGAGGCAAGCAGCGCGGGCACTCACGTCGCCACGCAGGCTTCAATGACAGATGGGATGTGATGAAGAAGTCGGAACAGCAATCCCGGCCCGCCATGATGCGCGATGTTTGGTTTGTGCCGACCGGAGGGTATTCAGGAGGAGGGCACTTTGCCGTCATGCCGGAAGAAATCGCGCGTCGGTGCATATTGGCCGGATGTCCGGTTGGTGGATTGGTTCTGGACCCTTTCGGTGGCTCTGGCACGGTCGGCCTTGTTGCTGATCGTTTGCAGCGCAATGCCATCCTGATTGAATTGAACCCAGCCTATGCAGCGATGGCGCGGGCGCGCGTTGCTCGCGACGCCGGCCTGTTTGCGGAGGTCGTATGAGCGTGCGCATCCCCGGCTTGGTGTGTCAGGGCTGCGGCTCGGACGGGGCGGAAATAAGCTACGTCTGCTACGGGGCGCTAACAACCCGGACTGTCGCGAATTTCGGTAAGCACCGGCAGCGGCACCTGTATCAGCACCGAGATCGGACCAGATAGCGGCCCCGGCCCTTTGCGGCCCTGCTCGATCGTCTCAAGCGTCCGGCGACTCATTCCAAGCAGATTGGCGGCGTCCTGGCGGGTGAGGCCGTGCGTCTCCCGCCAGGCGCGCAGGGTTGCGGGGGTCATCTCAGGCATCGTCTGCCGTCTCCACCGTGTAGTGATGTCCGCGCACGCCATGGGACGCATTGCCGCGCATGTGGGCCGTCACGAGCGTGACCCTGCCGGTCGGCAGCAAGCGCAGATGCGCGCGGACAGGGTGCAGGGCATTTGGCCGGTGCCCGTCGCGCGCTTGGCCTTGATCGCTCGTAGTAGGACCGGAGGATCACTCGACTTCCTCGGCTACGGCGGCCGAGATAACGTCGCGGAACGCATCAGCAAGGTCGGCGGCACTGTAATCGTGCCGATCCATATGCGACGGCATAGCCTCTCCGTAGCTCTCGCCCGGCTGGTCAAGGCCCATGGCTTCGATGCAGTCGGCAGCAAGCTGGTCGGCATTTGCTGCGTCGTATTCCTCCGGCGAATTGCCGAGGTCGGCCTCGGCAATCGCGCGGAGCATTTCGCGGCAGTTGCGATACAGGCTGGCCTGAAATTCGTAGGACATTTATCGTCTCCTGTTCCCCGAGCCGCTCAATCGCAGCCCGATGACGAGAACTTACGTCCTGGACGTATCGCTGTCAACAGGAAAATACGTCCCTGGCGTATTATTTTGCAGGATGCTCAGACGGCCCCGCTCACCGACTCCCTCCCGGCCTCCACGCTCTCCGCCCTGGTCCCCAGCGACTACGACGCCGCACGCACAACCGTATTCGGCTTAACCGTTACGGCCGGCGCCCCCGTCAACGTCAGGGTCTGTGCCTGGGCCTCGATCGTCGTCACGAGCGCCTCGATCGCATTGGCGTCGCTGGTCCCGGCGTTCAGGATTGACTGCGCCTGGGCCAGCACCGGGGTGGCGACGCCCTGCGCGGCGGCGACAACGGGCGCCAGGCCGGGTTCCGCCATGGTCGCCACCTGGGCGATGCCGAGCGCGATGCCGTAGGCGGTGATCGCCTTTTGCAGGTCGGCCTGGGCGGTGCTGACCGTAGTGGACGCAGCTGTCGTCGCTGCGGTCACGGTCGGGAGGTTGCCGCACGCCCCTAGGGAGAGCGCGGCGAGCAATGAAAGGTAGGCTATAACATGGCGCATGGTGGTCTCCTTATTAAAGGCTGGCTGGTGGAGTGTGAACGACTCCACCGGTCCAGCCAAGCGACGCCCCGTTCCCCGCGGCCACCTCACCACGCCAGAACCGGCCGAGGCCTGACTGACCGGGTGAAAACCCCAAACGGGCGTGGGAGGTCGCGGGGGTCACATCATCGTCCCCGGCAAAAAGCAGAAAATGACCGGGAAGTTTGAGTCGAACAGCGTGTACCAAACCACGGCCTTGCCCGTGGGGTTTGGGCCGCCCGCCGGATCGACCTTTCCGCGCGCAGGCACATCGACCCAGTTGCCATTGATCCTGACTTGGTAGTGATCGCCCGATTCGCGCCACTCGTCGTCGTCAAGCGTGTGGCCGTCACCCAGGCCGCAACAGCTCATGCCGCTGGTTAGTTGATGCTGGCTCTGGAACCACTTCGCGACCGGGCTATCCATATCCGTCCCCGGCGGAGGCGCCCCATGCGCCCGCACCGTGGCGGCGACGACGCCGACGACGATGAAGGCGGGGATAGCCGCGCGAATCACGATGCGGGGTCCGGCTCGCTGGAGTACCCGAGGTTCTCCATTACGCGCTCTTCGGCATAGCCCTCAATGACTGTCGAAAGAAGCACGTTCCGCACGAAGTCCGGAGCGACAAGACTGGGGATGCGGCTATTCGGCCCAATCCATGACCGATCCGTGCAATAATTCTTCTCGTCCCACGCGACGAAAACATAGCCTGCGATCCGTTGCTCGGGGCGCATCTCACTGAGTGCCCTTGAAACCACGCGATGAGCGCGTGCCCGACCGTCATCAAGAACGGGCTGACGCAGCAACCTAACATCGGCGCCCCCCTTCATCTTGATTCGACCGATGCGTGTGCGGGCCGCGTCCATCAGACAACCGGCTCCCCATCGTGCGCGACGCGATACAGAACGCCGTCAAACACCGACTGCTTCTGGCCATCGCTTGCGGTGTCGTCGCAGGTTCGGTGCGTGCGGTAGAAATAGCTTCGCGTCGGACGCTCGACCGCCATCATTGAGTGCGCGCGAACATCGCCCGCGATCAGCGCGTTGCCGCAGTAAGGGCACGGCGCGTCATGCGGCGGATCGTAGGTTGGTGCGTCCGACGCTTGGTCGGCCCGCTCATACCAGCCGTAGAGGTCGTTCACGGCGGCCATCACAGGATCATCCGGTGATAACCCAGCCCAAACCCGCCGAACAGAAACAGCAGGATCAGCACGACCAGCACGATCCACAGCAGGTTGCTGCCGCCGGCCGGACCCGGCGCCGCGCTCGGTCCAGCGCCGCCGAAGTAGCCGCCTCGGTAGCCCCAATAGCCACCGCCGCCGCAGAAGATCAGGATCAGGACGATAATCAGGATTAGGGACATGGTTCAGGTTCCTGCGGGAGCGAGGGAGAGCGCGGAGCCGGTGGCGGAAACAAGAACCGGCTCGGGTTGCGGCGTGGGTGCCGGAGCGCCCCCGGACTTTACTTCCGCCACCACCACTGGCGCTGCGGTAGGGGGCACCGTCTCGGGGATCGGCGTCGCCAGCGACAGCGCCTTCGCCACCGCGCCCTCGACCTTCGTCGCGATATCTGCCGGCGACTGCCCGAAATGGGCCATTGCGGCAGGCGCTTGATCCGCCACGTAGGCGGCAGCGGCGGCAAGTGCTGCGTTCTTGATCGTGCCGTTCTGGAGGAACTGGTCACCGCGCGCCTGCCCGTAGGCCAACGCGATGCCGGATGCGTTCGTGAGCGCGCCTTGGATGGCGGCTCGGGCGTCGGCGTTCTTGATGTATTTCTGCGCAGCAGCGGCGGCGAGGCCGAGGATGACCGTGACCATGATGCCGAGAAGGCTGTTGAACAGGGGGATCAGGACGGCGGTGTTCATGAGGTATCCTTCGCGAGTTCGGTGGCATTGAGATTGTCGGCGCTGTTGTCCGGATCGGCCGCAATCGCATCAATCGCGGCCGAAAGCGGCGGTATAGGCGCGGCGGGAACTGGAGGCACCTTGAGCCACGACTGCGCCAAAGCCGCCCGCCGTGAGGTCCGCGCGCGCCACCCCGCATCAAACTCGGCCGCGCCGGCGAGCGACCCGTAATACACATCCTGCATCACCGACAGCGACACGATAAGCGCCGAGGCCGGTCGCGCCTTGGTCAGCGCCATCGTCTGCGGCCCTACCCAGCCGTCAATCTCGGCCCCCGACAGGCCGAGTGCCTTTTGCAGCATCCGGGCGCTGGTGCGCGGGCCGGTCGTGACGCCGAAATCGAACACCATGAGGTCCACGCCGAGCGGCAGATCGTCGCAACGCGGCGGGGTCCAGTAGCCGGTCGCATAGATGGCCTGGATGGTGCCCTGCGTCATGGCCGCGAGGTCGTGGGGTGTGCATGGCTTGCCGAGGTAGCCCGTGAGCGTGGCAAGGGTGATGCCGTAGGCGGTCGCGCCCCCTTCGTCGCCGGGCGTCACATGCAGCGGTTGGCCGTCTTGGGCGGGGGACAGCGTGAACGCGAGGCAGTCCGGGAAGTTGTTGTTCATCTCGCGCCCTTCGCCCTCTGATCGGTCGTATCAATCAGCCGCTGCGTCCGCGCGTCGGCCGCGCTCGCCCTGATCTCATCCGCCGTCATTCGGTCCCCCAGCGCGCTGATCTCGGCGTCCAGGCGGGACAGGTGATTGTCCTGGGCGACGTAATCGCTCTGGCGCGGCATCAAGCTGATCTTGTCGTTGACCGCCGTGAGTGTGCGCTGAAGGTCGGAAACCTGGCGCGCCATTTCGACGTTTTGCCGGCTCAGCTCCTCGTATTGCGTCTGCGTCTGCGGATGAATGCCGCCCGTGAGCCACACCAGCGCGACGCACGCGATCACCAGCCATTGACCGGCCGTTTGCGCCCAGGTCAGGAAGATCTTTACCCCATCCCGGATTTCGTCCGTCACGCTACGTGACCACACCGAAGCGTATGACATCATACATACCCATTTTTGACGATACCCTTCAAATGTCAGCCCGGTATCACGGTTGCTTTTGCAACTCGGTTCGTGATGGTCGCCGAATGCGATTGCCGGCTCATCCGACCAAATCCCCGCGACCAACGGAGACGGCCCACGCGCGGAGAGCAGCCCACTGCGCTACGGGGACGCTGATCATTTCCGGTTCCTTGTAGTCGTGGAAGCGGTATCCTGTGTTCGGCACAAGCTCGATCGAGCAATCAATGCCGGAGTCGACCATCCGTTCGCGAAAATTGCGGATCAGGTTTCGGACGCACGTATTCGCGCTGAGGCGACCGCCATCGTCGTCTGGATAAGCCGCGCTCAGAAGCTCCGTCATTCGCACGACCTTGCCGTGCTTCTGCATCAAACAAGCGAGTATGCGCGAGAGGACGCTGTTGGTGCGTTTCAGCCGCAGGGCTACGCCGCGTCCGTCAATGATCCGGCGCGTTTCCAGGTCCAGCGTCACGGAGCCAGCCGAAATTATAGATGCGGTCACGGCGGCCGGCCCCTTACCCATACCAATATCCAGTGCGCGCGCAGTAGAAAGTCTTGGTGGATGGAGTGCTGCTCAACGCGACGGGATTCGTGCCATTGAGACCGTTCACGAATTCGGTAAGGGAAAACGCGAAGTAATTTAGTGAGTTTGACCCTGCGTTTGTAAGAACGCACATTTCCCCTGGAACAGCAGTGGGCAATTTAACACTATCTCCTGCCGTGGCAACGGTCTGAACTAAATTAATCCCATAGACAAGCTGTGTCGCGCTCGCGTAGCCGCCGCCAGCATGTGCCACAACACCGGGATTTGCCGCCGGCAGCGGGACTGATGCGGATGATAAAACGAACGTGGGTGCTGCGACGGTAACGGCGGCGCCAGACACGGTGGTGCCGCAAGAGTTTGATGTCGTGAAAGATGTGCCGCTCACATAGAGCAACCGCGTTACCAAGGCAGCGCCGCCCGCTCCAGCGCCAGCAATCGACACCCACAGACCGGGGCGCCAAGTTGGATCGGCTGCGCTCAAGGTTCCGCTCTTGGCGCCGCTTGTCATAGACGCCGTGGCGGCGCCCAGCGTGGCATAACTGCCCGCCGCCGCGCATAGCTGGTCGTTTCCGAAGTTGCTGGTGCTCAGCCAGCGGTCGCCAACGTCGAAGTCCATGTTGGTGGGCGTGGTTCCTTCATAGAGTTTGTGTCCACCAAGGATTATTTGAGCGTTTTGGTAGTTGGTTGTCTGTGTGAGTGGGACTACCGAAACGCTGTCGATGACGATCTGTCCGCCAACCTTCTCGCCAGACCAGTAGATATGGGCCTGAGCAAGCGACGTAGGCGGCACGATGAAAGGCACCTGTGCCTCATACCACCCGGCCGTGTCACCGATGACCGGCGATAGCTGCACGTCGAACTGGTCGGCGCCGGTGCTAGAGTTATAGGCCCCGACAGGCCGAGTGCAGAAATGCCAGTTTGGATCGCCGGTTGGGCAGGAGTAGCGGATGCGCGCCACATAGGCGCCGGGCAAGATGTATTTGGTGTCGATTATTCCCACAGATGCGCTTGCAGCAGACGCGGCAGCAGTGTTGGTCAGGAGCACGGCGTTGCCCGAGATATCCCCGCCCCCTGTGTAGCCAGCCACCGTGCAGCTTGTCGCGGTCCACAGCGGAGGCTGCGTTGCGGCCGAGGGCAGGTTAACCTGCAAGCTTCCTATCTGAATGCCTGTGAGCCAACTGTCGGCGAGCTTCGGGACATAGGAGCCGCTGATTATCGTGCTGGTTTCAAAGACGCCTAGGCATTCCCAGGTGATCCCGCCGTCAGTCTCGGTCCCGTTGAGCGTGGTCCCGTGGGGACCGCCGGCTGTGCCCGACGTTGCCGTGCCAGTCGTCGGCGCCACAAAACGGTAGGCATAGCCATTGTTTGTGCGAACGTCATTGAGCGTGTACGCCGTGGCCTGCGCCCAGGAAGCGCCCGGCTGGTTCTGGTCTGCCAGAACACTGGTCGATGTCCACACGACCGAACCGTCGTTGACCGATTGTCCGGTGGCGGTCGCGGTCGGACCCACCGACCCCACTGCCGCCGTCGTGCCCGCCGTCGTGCAGGTGAACAGGTAGCCACCGTTGTTCCGCGTGGAATTTACCGTGATGGCGGACGCGGGCTGCCAAGACGCACCGTTGATATTGATCGAGTAAGCGTAGGGGTTGGCCGGCTGACACGTCATGCGCCAGCTTGGTGCGTCGTCGCTGTCAAGAACGACCAGCGTGGGCTGCGATGCCGTCTGCGTCGGATAGCTGACATAGGGATCGGCAGCCAAGCGCAGGTGCATCGGATAGGCGTTTGCCGGGTTCGGTGTGACACGGGGGTTGAAGAAATAGAGCTTCTGAACAACACCCTCGATGATCGTGCGGGAACTGGCCGGCGTGAAACTAGACGTATACCAGGAGCCGCGAGAAAACGAGATTTCAGCAATGGACGAGGAATTTGCCGTGTTGTTGTTGCGCGAAACTAGGTTGGTGAAGCGGATTTCACCATTCCAGCCAAATCCGCTGATGCCACCGCCATAGTTGTTCTCGACCATGCAGCCATCGACATCAATGTCGTCGGTCCATTCGAAGTTCGCGCCCGCGCCGAGGCCAACGCCGGACGAGCCACAGTTCGCGCCATAGTAATTAACAAGCCGGCACTTGCGCGCGCCATAGAACGTGACGCCCTGCCAAGCCATGTTGATGCCGGCGCAGTTGATGACGATGCACTGCGACACAAGGCCGGTGCCAGGGTTCGCCAGTTCAACGGCCATGTCGCCGTTGAGAGAAATGCCCGTTCCATAGCCGTTTTGGCAGAGGACATTATCATATAGTTGCCCGGTCGATTGGTGCCCGCTGGCGATGCAAAAAGTCTCGGTGGAGTAACTTCCCACTTGGTTCTGAAAGATCAGATCGCGGAACACGTTGTTGCTGGCGGTCTGGGAAGCATACTCGACGAAGGACATCGCGTAGGGCGTTGCCGCACCGCCGTTTACCTTTGATCGCTGTGAGTCGAATACCAGCCCGCAGATCGAGCAGCCCGTATTGTATTTGATGAACACAAGCTGCTGGCCGGATGTCAGGCCAACGAAACTGGACGGGTCAATATAGAGCGTGGTCCCTGTGCCGGGCAGGCCGTAGATCGCCATGCCGGCTGGCAGCACGATGGGTGACCCATAGGGCACGATGAAATTGTAGCCGAGAGGGTGCGGCGGAAAGAAGATGCGCACGTCGGGGATGGCCGAAACGGACGCAACCGCGCGCACGAAAGCCGGGAAATTATCGGTCACGCCATCGGGCACAAAGCCAAGATCGGTGACCGCATTGAGCGGCGTGCTGGGAGGGATCGTTACGGGCATTACCAGACGCTCACAATGTAGGGAGTTCCAGAAAGGCTGGACGTGATCTGTAGGTTGTTGCCCGACGGTTTCTCATAAGTCTCGGTGGCGTATTGGCCACCGTTGCCAAACACGCGAAACGAGGTCGCGCCATTAACGCTGGGCGTTGTGCCGTCATCGGTGACCCAGAGATCGGTCGCCGTCGGTGAGTTTACCTTCCACCCATTCACGGGCGCGGTTCCGATAGTAACAGGCAAAGAATTCCACGCTGTCGCCGTTAGCGTGACGGCGCCCGCGCAAGTGCTGCTGATGAACGAGGTGCTAAGAGGGCTTGTCGGGTAAGCCGAATAACTGCCTCCGGTATTTAGAACGATCCCTGTGATGCGCCCCGTGCCATCCACGCTGTTGATGTGGAAAACCGCCTGCACCGTGTAGGTGCCTCCCGAAACTCCCAGCGTGTCTCCGACCGTGCATCCCGTGGTGGTGTTGGTGTAGGTGTTTGCGCCAGCCAGCGTCGCCAGAACAACGCCAGTAATACGGGTTGAGGTAAATCCGCCATTGCCGCCTGCACCCGGCTGTATCCAGGTAGCATCAGCCGGCACGGAAAGAACCAATAAAGCCCCAGCTATAAGTGCAACGCGACGAACCGGCGACATCATTTCAAAACCCTCAGTTAATCACAATGTATGTTGAGTTCACGGCGTTCCACGCGACATTCAAGACCGACCCTGAAGGAAGCTGAATTGGAACCGAGGGGGTTCCATCAAGCGAAGAAAGTGTGACGGTGGCCGTTCCTGCACCAATGTTGGGTATGGCGATGCTGTGCCCATCTACCGTTCCATTTGCCAGCCTCATCGCCAGCGACGAGGCCGAGTTTAGCAGTGACGTAGTATCCGTCACTGCTATGGCTCCAGAGGACGTGTAGGTGTTTGTGACGACGTAGGTAGGTGCGCCGCCCGTTGCGGACAGCGTTCCCCCGCTGCTTGAAAGCCCGCTGCCGATGGTCAGGCCACCGAACGCGCCGCCGTTGTTGTACTGGATCTGGCCGTTGGTGCCACCGGGGGTGCCCCCGCCTCCACCGCCGCCAGACGACGGCCCACTCAACACCTGCTGCGCCTGCGCCGAGCCGCACAGCGACAGGGCCGCAATGAGGATTCCGAGAGCGCGCCTCACTGCACGGACCCCGAAATGAACCCGGTAATGGTCCCGGTGGTTTTCGTGAAGCACGTTGCCCCCGACGAAAGCACCGCAACGATGCCGGTGTTGAAATACCCCGGCGGTCCCGGATTGTAGTTGATGGAAATGTAACTGCTCGCCGCCAACGGCACACATCCGGCCGGCGTCACCGCCCCATCCGCCGGCACCGTCGCCGCATTGAACAGCAGCAGGAACCCAGCCGTGGCGGTGAGGTTGGTCGCGTATACGCCGTAGACGTTGCCGCCGGAGGCTTTCAGGACGTGGCTGGATTCGGCCGATGTGGAGACGGTGGGGGTTATGCCGGCGGCGGCCGAGATGTTTCCCGCTACCGAAGTCACCGGCTGCTGTGCCAGCGCCGGCGACGCGATCAACAACAGGGCGAGGATGATGCGTTTCATGGGCGTGCCTATTGGATGCAGTGATAGGTGAACTTCGCGCCGGTCAGTGCGGCGTTGACGACGGTGAGCGTGCCGGTCGCGGGCGTGTAGCTGGTCAGCGCCGATCCGGTGGGGCTAGTCACCACGCAATCCGGCGCCGTCGCGTACGCGGACTGGAACGTCACCACGAATCCGGTGGCGGCGGTGCCTTCGGTGGCGGTGCCTTTGGCGTCGGTAGCCTGGGCGTTGAGCGTCGTGGAGCCTGTGCCGCCTGACTGCGCGACGGTCGGCGCTGTGCCCTGCACGCTGATCTGATGGCCGGAAATCTGCACGTTTCCATTGCCAAAGATGGTCATGGCCTCGGTCGTGGAGCGAACGCCGCTGTTGTTGACGCCGAAGAACCACAGGCCGCCGGTCGCGTTGAAAGTGATGTCGTTGTCGCCGTTCAACTCAATCTGGCGTCCGAATGTGAGACCAGAGGCGCTGTAGCCAGTGGTGCCGGATAGCGTCGCCGTAGAGCCGCTGGCGAGGACATTGACGCCCGGCGCATCAACCTCGCCCGACGACTTCAACTGGAAATCATACGACCCCGGCGTGACGACGCCGCTGCTGTTGGTGTGGTAGAACTGCGTCCCGTATTGGTTGCCGATGAAGTCGACATAGGCATCGGAATTAAGGCTGATGCCGAGTTCCCAGCCGGTCGCGCTGAATGAGGTCAGGCTCGCCATGCTTGCGGCCGCCCCTCCCCACAAGATTCCTTGCTCCTGGAAGCCGCCATCGTTGCGCCAGCGCGTGGACACCGCGCCTGAGATGATGAACTCCACACCGCCATCGGTACCGCTGTAGCCAAGAATGCGGGCATTCTTGCCGCCAGCCGTGTTGTTTCCGGTGAAGTCGATGAACTGGTTCGCGGCCAGCCTGATCGCCGCAGCGTTCACGCCCGATGCCAGGGTTGCGGCGGAGAAGTCCAAGAACGCATTGTTCACCGTCGCTGTCGATGCGATCAGCGTGTTGTAGCCAGCAACCCCACCGAATTCGATGCCGGTGCCGACCGTGCTAGCGAACGTCGTGCCGGTCAGCCACGTCACCGTTCCATCCGTGACGGTCGAGCCGGCGGTCCCGTTCCAGGTCGGCGGCGTATTGGCGACAGCGGTTCCGGTTGAGCCAGTGACGACGAGGCCCGAAGCGCCCGCCGTGGTGTTTAGCTGAAAAGCGGTGCCGCTCAGGCCGCTGGTCTGGACGTAATATTGCGTGTTGATCGTGAACGGTGCCGGCGGCGATCCACTAAGCTGAACCAACTGGCCAGCGATCAGCGTGTTGGTCCCCGCGATGCTGGCCGAGCCATTGGTAAATGTTGCGGCGATCTGCTGGCCACCGGTGGTGCCGGCGTTCTGCGCGACGAAAACGGTCAGGACGCCCCCCACAGGTATTGCGCTGACCAAGGCGCCGGTTGCCACCGCCGAATTGCTGGCGTAGGTTCCGGTCGGATTATTCTTCGATGCCAGCAACATAAAGATGCGGTTGGACGAGTTCGGGCTATACAGGCTGGCTGCCACGTCGGGTCCGTTCGCCAGGATGTCCCACTCGCTCCCGTACGTGTTGCCCAGTGGCGCAATGCCAGAATTATCCTGCGTCTGGTGTGCCAACCCCCAGGTCCAGATGCTGCCGGTCTTGACTACGTTGCTGTCGAAAGCAATGTCGGCATATTGATAGCCGCCCTGGCTGTTGCTGATGAGGTTCGCGTACACAGCCGCCGAGGAACCGCGCGAGGCAGCCGTAGATGTCGCCTGACCCATGAAAGCCGACGCCACGCCATTGGTGCCGAAGGTCGGGTCGTTGTTGGTCAGGTAGGACCGGACGCCGGCGTAAGGATAGCCCCCGGATGTTAGCTCGCGCTGGAAATTGAATGTGTTGCCGAGCGCATCAAACGTCACGATATTGTTCGTCGAAGGGGGCGCGGTCGAACCGGTCGAAGTGGACGACAGCAAGCCAAGAAACTGCGTCGTCCCTACGATTGGTATGTAGTTGTTGTCGACATACTGTTTCGTCGCCGCCTGGAGAGCGGACGTTGGGTTGGCGGCTAGTGTGAGTGCGCCGGTCATCGTGCCGCCGGTGATCGGCAAACCGCCCAAGTTGGCAAGGGCTGTCGATGCGTTTGGCACGTCGGCAAGGTTGCTGGGCGCCTGCAATGCTTGGCCGAAAGCTGGACCACACAAGCCGAAAAACGCCGCAAGGGTGAGGGCGTCGCGGCGCATCAGTTGATTCTCACGATGCCGGTGGCGTCCACGCCGCAGTTTGCGGTCGCTCCGTTCGCCAGTGGGATTCCGGCGTTCGTCGCGTTGGCTTCGATCTTGTCGCCAGGGTAGGGATAGAGCGTGATTCCTGCGCCGGTAGCATTCCGAACCGAGATGACGTTGTTGGCGAAGGTTGAGGCTGGGGGCAGTTTCACGCCACCGGTTCCGGTCAGGACGTAGTTTCTGGCGAGCGTGAGTTGAGTCGCCGTTGCTTGGTTCGTGCCGGCTGCGGCGACATTGGCGGCGGCGAGCGTGGTCCCGCTGACCGTCCCCGGCATCCAAGTCGTCCCGTTCCATTGCAGCACCTGGCCGGTCGTCGCGCCGTCCTGCGGCAGATCGCTGATCTGAAACAGGGCTATCAGCATCGCGAAGGTGTAAAGCAGCCCGTTCGCGTCGGCTGAAACCATCAGCGACGTACGCGTGGGCGTCCCATCCGGCAGGAAGCCGAGCGGTATCGTCCCATTGCCAGCGTACGGCGATCCGGACATGGAGGCTCGCTGCGATGCGAGTCCTCGGGAGCCTCGGACTGAAGGATAGGGAGCGGCGGAGCGCCGTGGGGGTGTTTTAGGCTATTTGGGGGCCTGGGGGCAATCGGAACCTAGCGCGTGGTGCCGATGGCCCCAGCAACGGCCGCTTGCCCTATCCTGCGCTGCAACCGGCCCATGGCGCTTTCCAGGTTCTCGGGGGTCGCGTGAGCCAGCAGCGCTCGCATCTCGGCCGGGTCTTCCATGGCGCCCTGCACGAGGTCCAGCACCTTTTCCTGGCGCGCCGAGCGCATCGAACTGACGAGCTTTTCGAGCTTGTCCTCACCCAACAGGCCGCCGATCGCGCCTTCCATGCCGCCGAAATGCGCGCCGGCCAACGTCGTGCCGAGCTTGACGCCACCCTTGAGCAGATAGCTCATCACGGTCTGGCCGCTGTTTCCAAACCGCGACTGCTGCGTCACGTCCCGCGCTGTGCCAGGCCCAATGGGCGCCTTCGAGCCACTGATTGACCGATCCGCCACCATGAGATCGTCCGCAACCCGCGTGAGATGGTCCAGTGCGTTGCGTCCGAGAATGACCTGAAGTGCCGGCTTGTTGTTCTCGATCAGGTCTCGCATCGTCTGGTTTTTCAGCCACTTGGTATCTGTCTGGCCGGCCTCCTTGCCGGACTGGCCCTTGGACATGAGCCAATCGACGGTTGCGCGGCGGATACCGGCCTCTCCGTCAGGGTCGCCCTTTGCCAGCGCCATGAGGTCACGCGCGTTCTTCACGGGATCGTTGTTCAAGCCCGGCCTGAGCGCGGCCCCGATGCCGACCGCAGGATCGCCATCTGGCGTGTGCAGGAAGAACCTGGCGACGCCCTTCTGGTATTCCTGGATGCGCTGATTTTTCTCCGCCAGCGCGTCTTCGACCACCTTCTGTGCGCCGGCTGCGTTTTTCATACGCGCGGCGAGATCCGGCATCCGGCCGAGCGCCGCTTCGTAGGTCTTGGCGAACCGGCTGTAGGAGGCAGGATTGACCACGCTATCCTGCGCGACAGCACGTATCATCTTGCCGACGATGTGGTCTTCCATCGCCTTCGTGGCCTCTGGCGTTCCGCCGGTCTCGTGCATGTAGGCGTCAATCCCGTCCGCGCCCTTGGCGCCAGGGCGGAGATACTTGTCCATGACCGTGGCATCGCTGTCGCCCATGGCGCCCAGAAACTGCTTTTCCAGGGCGCCCCGGTCCTGGGCGATCTTGTCCACCGACTGTTGTGCGTCCGCCATGCGCCCAAAACTCTGGCGCAAGTCGGGGTAGACCGACAGCACGCCCCGGTGCTTGTCCATCCACCGCTGGTGTGCGCCGATGTTTACCCGCCCGGTGGTTGGATCAACGGCGGCGGATTTCAGGTCATAGGCCAGGAAGTCCTTCAGCGTGTCCACCGCCTCGGGCCGGCCGCCGACGAACTTCTCGAAGTTGCGCACCTCCGTCGTGTCGGGGCCGGTGCGGGCGATCAGTCCGGGGATTTTGGCCGAGGGCGTGGCATCGGGGCGCCCATAGTCTCCGCGCTCCAAAACCTTGCCGATGGCTGTGTCGTCCTTCATCCCGTAGTAGTTTCGGGTAAAGGCGCGGGCGGCGGCATAGCGCTCGGACGGGGAGCCTTGGGGGTTTACTTCCCCTTCTGCCGGCGCCACTTCCGGACTGCTGCTGCTTGGCGTTGCAGCAGTTCGTCGTCCCGTCTGTGCTTGGCTTGCTGTTCTAGGTAAGCCATCCACATCACCTGCTCGCGCGGGGTTAGTGGCTGTAGCTCCCTGTCCAGAATCGCCCAATCCGGTATTCGGTCGTTGGCTGCTACCGGTAGCGCGCCATTGATCCCGACTTGCGGCCAGCGCTGTTCCAAATGCGTCCTCGGGTGAAAGCTGACCGGCTCGAACAGCCGCCTGATCGGCCGCGTCAATCGCGTTCGTGCCGCCCTCAATAGCCGAATCTATGCCGCTGCGCACCACCTTTAGCCGCGCGCCTGCCCGACTATCGCCGCCGCGATAGGCGGTATTCATCGCGTCCCCCACGTTGGTGCGCATCGCCATCAGGTCGAGCGGGTCAACCGGGCCGGTCCAGCCGCCGATGGTGTCGTGAATGGCCGCCTCGGCCGGGGTCAGCTTGTCACCGCCCGCCGGCCGGATCATGCCCTGCGCCTCGGCCACGGCCTGGCGCACCGGCGTCGGGTCCATCTGCACGTCGCCGTTATCTCGGGCGCGCGCCCAGATCGCCGCATGTTCCTTCGCCAGCGAGTCATCGGCTTCTTGCACGTAGCCGCGAAGCTGTGCCCCGTATTGCTCGTGGAGCGTGTCGTAATCGCCAGACAGGGGGCGGTTGCCACCAGCCGCCTGGATGGCCTGCTGGGCCTGCTGGGCACCCGCCTGCTGGGCCTGGTCGATCTCGGACATTGGCCCGGCGTAATTCTGGGCGATCTGGCCTCCCGCGGTGGCGCCGATGTCTTCCTGCGCGGGCGGCGTCCCCAGGCTATCCCGCAACCGCGTCGCCGCGGTGTTGGCCTGGTCGATCACCGCTTGGTGCGCTGCGTCGAGATCGTTCAACCGGGCGACGACGATCTGCCCGGGCGTCATCTGCGCCTCGGGAACCGCGCTGTTCACGAATTCCACCCGCGCCGCGTTGTTGGTCGCGCGCCGCTGATCGAACGGCACCTGATTGCGGGTTTGTGCCCAGTTCTGGGTTTGCAACAGGCCGGGGTCGTTCAGGGCCTCGGCCGCCGTGGGTTCCGAGCCGGGGACGAGAGGTTCGGCCGCTGTGCCGGCCCATGATTTCAGCGCCGCCGGATCGGTTGCGGCGCCCAGCACCGTATCGGCCGCGCTGCGCTGCACCGAGCGGTCGGCCAGCGCCTTCTGGAAGGCCGCCTCGCCAGCGCCGGGAACCAGACCGCCGACGAGGGAGCCGATGAAGCCGCCCAAGGGCTTGTAGCCGTCTGGGGCCACCGTCTCGCCCACATATTGCCCCGCACCGGCACCGGCGCCGATCGCCGCATTCTTGGCCGCCGTTGTGGCTGTGGCGCCCAGCGTGGCCGGCGCATCTGGCGAGCCGCGCAGGCTTTCAAGGGCGCCGGTCGCGACGGGACCGAGCGCTTGGCCTGCTTTGGTGGCGAGAAGGGCCTCGGAACCTATACCGGGAGCCACCATGGAGCCGACGCCTTGGCCGACCGATCGAGCCACACCCTCGGGTCCACTCTGAACGGGCACGTTCTGCGGATTGGCACCGACAACGCCCATGGCGCGCTCAATGCTGGCTGATCCTCCGACTGGGTTTTCAATCGGCTGGTAGGCGGCTCCCGTCATCGCGTGAACGCCGCGTCCCACCAGGTTTGCGGCCCCTGTCATCAGATCTACAGGGGCGCCGAACACGCCGGCCATTCCCTCGTTCAATCCGGCGCCGAGGTTCGCGACCACGCCAGTTGGGCCGGATGACGCCGAGGGCGCCGGTTTGGCTTCAGACTCCAGCGCAGCAAAGTCAATCGTCGGCGCCTCGGCCTTTGTGGGCGACGCGTTCTCTAGGGCCTCGAAGTTGATTGCGTCCGTCACTGGCCCAGCAGCGTGCCGGCGGTCCCGTCGCCGTACCGCTTATCGAACGCCGCCCGATTGGCGGGCGTCGGCGCGGCCTTGAGCGCCGCCACGGATTGCGGATAGGCCTCGGCCGTCGCGGACGCCATCGCCCCGGTGATGTACTTGCTCGGCGGGTTCACCGCATCGAACGCCTTACCGGCCTGTTCCGGGTCGGCGCCGCGCTGCGCCTGCTCGTAGACATACTGCGACCGGTCGATCTGATGTGTGTTGAGCTGCATCAGCATGTGGTTGACCACGATGTTGCCGAACGGCGTGTTGCCCATGTTCGGCACCGCTTTGTTCGACTGAAGCACCTCTCCCAGCGCTACGCGGCTGCTGACCGAGCGCGCCAGGGTGAACGCCGCCAGCGTACTATCTTTGGACAACACCTCGTTGTTGGCAATGTCGGTCGGGCTGAATAGCGGTTTGGCACCCACCGCGGCGAGCGCGCCATTGACACCCTTCGCCAGATCCTGCCGGAACTCGGCGCCGGCCCCCGACTGATACCAGCCCGGAGAGTTGGCGTTGTGCAGCACCGCGTCATGCAGCCCGACCAAGAGGGCTTGGCTGCTGTTCAGTTCGGTCAGCTTCTGCGGGATTTCCGCGATCTCCTTTTTCTGAGCGTCGAGTGCGGCGAGCGGCAGCGGGTTCTGCACGGAAACCATCGAGCCGTCCGGTTGGCGCTGCAAGGTCGGCGCCGAGGCAGCGCCCGCCTGCGAAGGCGGCAAGTCGGGCGGCGGCCGCGTGACTTGGATCATGCTGCCAGTGGGGACGGGCGACGGCGTGAAACTGCTGTTGCCCTGCGCACTAGCATCGGTCTGGATGTTGCCGGCCTGCGCGTATTGCGTGCCTTGCTGCCCCGGCATCGGAAGCGGTGCGGTGCCGAATCGTTGGGCGACGTTGCGCACGACCATGCCGGCGGTCTGACCGGACAGGCCGTTGTTGCGAGCAGCATCCGCGCCGATGATGTTTTCGATTGGCGTCGTGGCGGGAGCCGTCGCCACTTTCACCGCGCCGTCTGGGCCGAACCAATGAGCGAGCTTGAGCGACGCGGTATTGACCGGCAGCCCGGCTTGCTGAAGAACCGGCGCATTCTGCTGCGCGTATATTTTCGTCATGGTCTGAGACACGTCGGGATCGGCGCGCAACGAAAGCACCTGATCGTCCGGCATGGACTGCGTTCCGGGGATGGCTTTGTGCATCACCGACAGCCATGTGTCGTTGGTGAACTGGCCGTTGCCCGTAGCGGACGAATTGGGATTGCGCGCTGAGGGGTTGCCTGTGGGATTTTCGGACCCGTTGATGACCGAGGCTGCGGTGTCCCATGCGTCTGGCGCGGCCGAGGATTGGGTTGAACCGCCAGCACCCCCGCTGCCCAAGACGCCCTTCACGACACCCTGCAACTCGGGCGGCAGCGTGTTGAAGCCGCTGGTGACATTCTCGCCCGGCTTGACCACAACGGGGCGCCCGGCGTTGCGCGCCAGCGATGTGGCTACCTCGTAGGGCGCCTTTGCCTGGGCGATCAGTCCCGCCTGCCGCGCCGCCGTCTCGCCCGCGCCGCTGATCGGCATGACACCGCCGCCTGCCGTGGGCAAAAAACCCTCTTTCATCATCGTGGTCAGGCTTTCCATAAGAGCCTTCCCGCTCTCGGCATAGCCAGGCACGCCAGACGCAATGAGGGTCTGTGCGCGATTCCACGCATCCCCGATGTTGAACAGCGGCGCGCCCGATTGCGATACGACGGTCTGTCCGCTCCCGCCTTGTCCACCACCGCCGCCAATGCCGCCGCCCGGCATCGTGCGGGCCGCGCCGGGGGTGCCCCCGGTAATGCCCAACTGGCCCCTGATCTGGCGCACCGCGTCAAGGTTTTCCTGCGCGGCCTCCGACGACGTAAGCGCCTGCCGCTCCTGCGGGATTTCCTCCAGCGCCTGGATGCCCTGTTCGGCACCGCGCCCGATGTTCACACCAGCCTGCGGCGACGTGCCGGCCGCCATGCCGAACCCGGCGCGTGCCAGTGCCAGCCAAGGGGATGTGATCAGCTTGTTGGTGGTGGATTCGCCGCTGTCGGCGCCGACTGGCGCGTTGTAGCTGACCGGCTGGGCCACGATGCCCTGTTGCGGACTGTCCACCGTGCGCATTGAGGGCGACATCCGCCGCGCGTCGACGCCGGTCCCGACATCGGTGTTGCCGCCGGTCAGGAAGATGCCGGCCGAGGTCGGGGCGACGCGCGACGATGAGCCGCCTGTTGGCGCGGCTACGATGCCGGGCTGCGGTGGGGAGCTGGTCGCGGCCGTGGCGTCGGCAGGGTCGCTGTAGCCCTCGCCGTTCGGGGAGGTCGGCGACTGCGGGGGCGCCACTACGTCAATCGTGGCGCCGGGTGCGTCCGGCCCATCGCCGTGCGGGACCAAGCCGGCGACCGGCGATGGCGCCTGCGACGGCCGCGCGGAACCATTCCACCAGTTTGCCAGCGCAGCGCCCACAGGAAGGTCGGTCATTGCCTGCGACAAATCGGGGCCGTCTGGCGCCCCACCATCCGCAAACCCCACGATCCCGCCGCCGCGAGCCTGGCCGCCGCTGCCAGGATCGCGACCTGGGTCCGGATCGAACATGAACGTCGGCACCTGATAGGACTGACCGTTCGCGCCCGTCGCGGTGAAGCTCGCCTGCCCGGCCGCGCGCGCCTGGGCCGCCAGCGGCACGTTGGTTGCGGTGTCGCCAATGCCCTGAGACTGGAAGTTGCCGATAGACCCGATCTCGGGCGCGGCAGCAGCCCCCGTGCCCGACGATGCGGCAGCGAGAGCCGGTGGTGTGTAGGTCTGCGGCATGGCGTGCGATGCGCCGGCGGCCGCGTTGGCGAGATAGGAACTGACCGACGTGGGTGATGACTGTGCCACGATGCCGTTGCCGGTGCCCAACTGCGGGATCGACACACCGTTGCCACCCAGGATGCCGGCGCTGTTCGTCGGCAGAACCGGCATTGCGATGCCGCCATAAGCGCGGTGCGGGATCGGTGCTTCGGGCCAGTTATCGTTGGACAGGATGCCGCCGCCAGTCGCGCGAGGGCGGAATGGGACGACGATGCCGCGCTGGGGGATGGAACCGCCTCGGGCAATCCCCGCCAATCCAGCTATCGTGTCCAAGGTCTCTCCAGCGGCGGCGCCATCAGCCGCGCCGCCGGCAGCAGCCGTCGCGTCCATTACCCCCTCTGAAGTTGCCGCCGTTGCGGCAGAGCCGCCGAACAGCCCTGCGTTGTAACCCGCGAGACCGAGCGCGCCAGTTCCTAGTGCTAGGCCGCCATACTGCGAGATCGGGTTTGCGGCTGGTGAGGAGGTCGTCCCAGTCCCGCCGGCCGAAGACCCCAGGTTCGTCTCCAGCCCCTGAAGCCACGAATCCTGCTGATACGGATACGCCAGCGCCGCCTGATACTGCTCGTAAGGGACGTTCAGTTCCGCCTGCGCTTGGCCCTGCTCCAAAGAGCCGGTGGACAGCAGTGCGTTCGCCCCGGTCAGTTCGGTGCTTTCCGCCTCATTGCCGAGGCCGGCCAGCGTGTTGGCGCCCTGCGATGCCAGCCACGAATTGGCCTCGTTCGCCCCAAGTTGCGAAGTCTGCTCGGTGTTGAACTCGTTCTGCGCACTCGTGAAGCCGGCCTGCTCAATGTTGGCGTTGGTCGCGTTGTTGGCGATGGCCTGCTGACCGGCCGTGATGCCCTGCGCTACCGCCGAACGATCGCCGCCCCAGGCGCCGGCAGAGATCGCGTTGCCGACGATACCCTGCTGCTGGATTGCGTCCTGGTTGTTTTCCGCCGCCTCGGTCGTGTTCAGGACCGATTGCGTATAGGGGCTTTCGTACTGCTCAATGGCCGAGGGCGAATACTGCTGCGTATTGCCCCATAGGTCTTGCGTGGACTGACCGACTTCCTGCGCCGCCGCGTTGATGTAGGGATTGGCCGCGCCCTGCGCGTTCTCGACCGCCGATATCCCGGATTCCTGATCGGGCGAGAGGCCCGCGACAAGCTGGCCGGTGTATTGCTGATACGGCGTCGATGCCGCGTTCTGGGCCTGGCCGAGAAGTTGGGTGTACGCGTCGGTGAACTGGCTCGGCGGGGTAGACGAAGTTGAGACCGTGTTCGTACCGCCGCTGGAACCGCCGGACATAGATCAGTCCTCCGCGCGAAACGGATCGGGGAAGATGCAGAAAATGCCCGCCTGCCGAAACTTGCGCTTGAACAGCAAGATCTTCTCAGGCAACCGCCTGGTGCCCAGAACTCCGCACAGCAGATACACAGTGAAACCGAAGTTCTCGGTCCAGCGGCGCTGTATCCACTTCTCCCACGCGATCAGGTCGTCGATGTGATGCGACTTCCTGTGGTCTGGATGCACGTAGTTCGTGATTTCCTGAATGTGGTACTGCTTCGACCACCACCACTTCTGCGCCACCAGGATCGTCACGGCGATGGGTTTGCCGTTCTCGTCGTCGATTACACCGGCGATGCCGCCGCGCTTGCGGGTGCATGCCTGGATGTTGTCCATCACGCTTTGGCGGTCGATCGGCGCGACGTGGGCCGCGTTTTCTTCCAGGTCGATCAGCAATAGGTCCAGCAGTGCGGTTTCGTCGCTGATCCGTGCGGGGCGGACGTTGGCGGGCGCCGCCTTGGGCGCGTCGGCAACGACGTGATGGCGCTCGGTCGCCAGCATGAGCCGCAGTTCGCGCCGCCCTCGCTTTTCGTCGCCGCCGCCGAGGCGTGCAAGCTGCTCCGGGGTGACGATCATGGAGCCGTCGCCCAGGAGGTCTTCGGGGGAGAGGGAGGATTTGGGGCGCGGGCGGAGGGATGCGCTCACCGGCAGAAGCCTACGGGCTGACGATCTGACTGGCGATAGATCTTGTGCCCATCCGCGCTGACCAAGCCGGTATCGACCGGCGTATCTTTTTGCACGATGACATCCATGGTTGCCGGGAAGTCGCTGAAAGGAACGTCCAGATCCTCAGCAAGCGTGGCCCGGGGGCGGGTGAAATATCGGCTCATGTCTTCACTGGCCCCGGTAGGCGCATGAGTTTCTTGATGTGAGCCTTGCGCACGTCCAGCACGAACTTATCCAGCATCCGGTGGCCTTTTTTGATATCGCCGCCGCCTATGCGGGCAACGTCCGGGACAGCCACCACATACTCCCCATCCGACAACATCACCGGCGTAATGCTTGGCGCATGCGGCGTGGCGCCGCCCTTCGCCTGCCCAATGGGATAAGCCTGCGGCGCGCGCGGCGGACCCGAACCCCGCGACCCGCGCGAGATCGGAATGCCGCCCGGCCCGGTCGAAAGCGCCTGATCCATGACCTTGGCACCGGCAATACTGTTGCCTTCCCCGAGCGCGGAAATCACGTCCGCCGGCAGGATGTAGCTGCCGCCCGGCGCCGTGGTCTGCACCGCGTCCGCCCGCCCCATCGTGGCGCCGTTCAGAAACCCTTGGCCCGGCGTGCCGCCGCCATCCGCCCGGCGCACTGGGCCGCCACGACGCACCATCTGCGGCACGGTCTGCGGCTGTGTCTGCATGCCGGGCTGCTGTGCTTGCGGCTGCTGTGCCTGCGGCTGACCCGCCAACTGCTTTTGCCGCAGCACCTGCTGAATGATCTGCCCCTGCTGGGTGCCTCCCATCATGGACGCCATCTCTTGCAGCTTCTCGGTCGGTAGGGACGAATACCGCTGGATCATGCCCTGCATGACTGGGTTCATCGTCTGTGAAGTCGGAGTCGCGCCGCCAATCCCGTTCTGTAGCGGGTTCGCCCCTACCGAGCCGCCGTCGTCGCGCATCAGCATGTGCGGTGGTCGGCCGCCGATTCCCATGCCGTGAGGATGGCCCAGACGGAGTGCCGAGCCTATGGAGGCGATGCCTGACATCAGTTCACAAACCGCACCAGAAAACAGTTTCCTACCACATCGTTGGCCGCGCCGGTAGTTGGACTTGCGCCGGTTACCTTTACAACTATCGTGGCGGTATCGGTCTCCGTTCCAGCCAACGGCACGGGCACCGGAAACGCGGTCGAGCCGCCCTGCCCCCATCCGGTCGCTATCTGGGCGCCCGAGGCGGTTTTCATCACCAGAAGGCGCATCCACCAGCCCTGATTGCTCAGGGTTTGGGCCGTCGAGGTGAAGACGACCGAACCGCCGAACCACAGCTTCACGGTCTTGTTGTTGCCGTTCGTGGCGAACTTTCCAAACGCATCCACCACCAGGGATCGCCCTAGCGTGTCGAACGAATTGGCCGGCAGCGTGTAGCTGAACAGCGGATCGTCGGTCGTGTCGGCTCCGTTGCCTACTGCGCCATACTGTTTGGACAACGCGCCCTCTGGTTGGAATAGCCCAAGCCCGTTGCCGGCCTCAAACTGAGGGGATGGTGTGAAGGTGTTGTTGCCGGTGAAGGTGAAGCTGCCCGAAGGCGATGGAACGCCCGGAGAGCCGGGAGCGCCGGTCGCGCCCGTGGCACCCGTAGGGCCGGGCGGACCCGCTACGGATACCGACTGCAACTGACTGAACAGCGCCGAGATCGTCTTCTGGATATTCGTCAATTGCGTGACGACATCGCCAACCTGCTGAACAGTGACCGAGGGCATTACAGCGGCCTTCCATCGGGCGCGATCTGCGCCATGGGTCGGCCATATTTCCAGAACACGCCGGCGACGCCGGAACCCTCGATTTTGAACCGCATCAGCATTCCGCTGGCGTCTACGGTGAACCACTGCGTCGTCGGCGTGACGGTATAGGGACCATAGGTGATCGGTGCCGGGTCTTGGGGATTTTGCGCGACATAGACCGTGATATTCAGGCTTGGATTGGTGCCCTGCCACACGAAGTCGGGCCAGATGCGGTCAAGGTGGATCTGTTCCTCGCCAGCCTGAATCGCAAACCAGCCAGTCAGAAAGAAGTCGTCCAGCACCGCGCCGTCGAAATCCACGGCGGTCTCGAACTGCTGAAGCAGGCCGGCATAATCGGCGCCCACGGGTGGCCCAAACTCTGACTGATCCGCCCAGGCCCCGATGTTCGGCAGTCCGGACCCTTTGAACCAGATATTCGCCCCGCGATTCCACATCACGTAGGCGTTGCAGACCCCGTTCGAGCCTGTCGTCGGGAAACGCCAGACGATCTCGTCGTACCATGAGTTTGCGCAGGCCACGATGCGGGAAACCTGCGTTCGGTCGAGCGAGCCGAACACGAAGTCATGCACCGAACAAGGAAGCTCCGTGACGCCGGACCCGTCGAACACGAAGAAGGCATTCTGCGACATCCAGGGCACCACGTTGCCCAGAATGGCGAACGCATGGCGCGCGATCAGACCGCAGTTGCGCGAGATTTGGTTGAACCCATAAACGAGCGGGAAATCCACATAGGACTGCGCCCACAGGTCAAGATCGGTCCAGACCAGGCCCGAGATGCCGAACCACGTCCCGCCCATGATCTTGTTGCCCGAGGCGAGGCGGAACGTCCCGGCCTGGTTCGTGGCCGAAGCCGTCCAGTCGTTCAAATTGGCGACATCGCACCAACCCAGCAGCATGGGGTCGATTTCGCCCAGAGACGCCGAGTAGATGCCCCAGCCGATTAGCTGCTGTTCGGGCGAGGCGATTAAGATTCCGGTGAAGTTGGTCGGTGCGCCCGTGACTGCGACTGCGACGTTTCCGCCCGCAACGGGAGGCACCCACTGATAGAGCGTGCTGGCCGGAAATACGGCGACGACGTTCTCGCCCCACTTGTCGATCGACCATTCCGTTGCCGCGGTGAAGCCGGCCGGAGTGATGTCGGTGACAGCCGTTCCAGTCAGCACCTCAAGATGCGTCGTGGTGCCGACCGTGATGTGACTTACGCCGTTGTTCTCGGCCCCGGCAAACAGCGCCAGCGGCGCGCCGAGGAACGGGTTTGCGTTGAGATGCTGACAGCCGCCCAGCTTTGTGATCGCGCCCTCGTGGTAGCGCACGAGGTTGCTGTCGGTCATGCCCTGGCCCACGGCGAGCGGGCTGCGGCTAGTGTCCACTCCCGGCTTCACGTCCAGGTAGGTCGGTTGCATCAGGCTGTCTGCGGTAACGGCTGACGCGGCAGGTTTGGCGTCATGCCGCGGCGGCGCATTTCCTCAAGCAGCGCGCCGTCCTTGAGCGCGGCATACTGGCTTTCATAGCTGACAGCCATCTTGGGGTCTTCGGACTGCGCCCCGTAGTTCTTCTTCACCCACCCCGAGAGATAGATCATCGTGGCCGTTGTCATCAGTTCGGGATACTCAGCCGTGAGGTAGGTCGTCGGGTTAGATGCGCTCAGTTCCTCCGGTTGGAAAAGCCCCGTGATGACGGCAGTGTAGGCCGCATCCGGCGTGGGCGCGACGACGATGGTGTCCGCGTCCAGGAGCGCCCACCAGCGCCCCAGATTGTCGGCCGCGCTCGGGGCCAAGGTGACGGACTGCTCGGGCCAGAGAATGTCGATCATGTCGAGCGAACATTCTTCGTAAGGGTAGAAGGTGCCCGTGGCCGTTGTGCTGCCTGTGGGCGAACACAGCCCAAAGCCTTCCGCGACAACCAGGGGAAGCGCGGTCATGTTGATCGTCCGAGAGCCGGCAGTCGTTGCCAGCGTCGTGTTGGACTGCCGCGTTGCCAACAGCATGAGGTCGCTGTAGATGCGGTTCTCTGCATAGGAAATCGCAAGCGGAAAGATCGCCGCGAAAGCCGGGGGCACCACCGTATAGGGCGATGCCGCTTGGCTGGTCGCGACCAAGCACGCCGTCTGAAGCGTGGGGTAATCGAGTGCCATTTATTTGGTCGGCGCGGCGGGTTTCAGCGCCGCAATCTGCTTTTCGAGGTCCGCGATCTTGGTCTGCGCTTGGCTCAGGTCGAACTGGGCCTTCATGGCCGCCGCGTTGGACTGCGTTTCCCGCCCGGTGCAGGCGACGAGATTGTTGCCGAGCGCGATCTTGTCGAAGTCGGGCGGCGCGCTGGGCTGCTGCGCGGCGGCCGGAAAAGCGATCAAAGCGGCAAGGATGGCAAGTTTCTTCATTTGGTCCTCGGGTTTGTCTAGTGAGCAATCCAGTTGACGCCGTTGCAGAACGCCAGAACGCGGGATGAGCCGCCTCCGGTCAGCGTATTGTTCCATGTCGGGCTGTAGGCATCAGTTACCGCCGTCAAAGTCTGCACGTTCGTGACGCCAGAACACGTCGGCAGCGTCGCCACCGTATAGGTCGCGGTCAGGCTGATGGGTTTTGCGAAAGTCGCGGTGTCCCCAACAATCAAGGCGCTTGGCGTGTAGATGCCCGCATCAACCTCAAGAAGCTTCCCGGTCAGTTCGATGTACGGCGCCGTATACAACAAGTACGCGCCACCAGAGCCGGTAAAGCCCAGCGCCGGAACCGTCAGCGTCGCGCCCATCGGCTGCGTGATCGCTACAGTGCCAGTAAAATTTGCCGGCCCTGTCACATCGTCGATTCCGGCGAATGTTGCAGATCCACCCACCACAAGCGTGTTCGGTGTGTAAATGCCTCCGTCTACCTCAAGCTGCTTGGCGCCGATCTCGACATATGGCGAGTTGTAGCGGATCGAACCAGTGCTGCCGTCCGCAGCCCCCAAGTTAAGTTGAGGCACCGTTAGCGCGCCCGTGAACATTTCGCCCGCCGATCCGTCGCTCCGCAAAGAAGCCGTCCCAGCGGCATTAAAAGCGATATCGCACCACGGCGCGGTCGCGCTTCCAGAACAGAGCCAGATGCTATGGTTGTTCGGATAGATCACGGCCGCATGTGCCGCATCGGCCGCCAAAATATTCGCGGTGAAGTAGACCGTTCCTGCCGTCGATCCTGCGCCTGAGAGGGTAACGCCGGCCACGAGGTAGTTGTTGCCGTTGATCGTGACCGCCTTGCGTCCTGGCGAAAACAGCAACTGATCGCCGGCCGAAATCGTAACCGGGTTAGACAGCGTGATCGTGTTGCCCGCCACATTGGTGATGCGGGTTCCGTCCGTGACCGTGCCGCCCGTCAGGTCATAGAAGAAATATGGGTAAACGATGTAGCTGGCGTTGCTGACAACGATGGTTGTTGATGCCGTGGCCGAAGCGGCGGCGGTCGTGATCTGAGCCGCCGTCGAAACCGGCGGAAAGTCCGGGCCACCGCTGTTGCCGCCGCTTTCGACAGGCAAGATGTTGTCCACCGTGACCGACCGCGCCGGACTTCCAGGCGTCGCGCTGGTCACGTTCGCCACGTTGGACGACAGGTAAAACAGGTCTATGCCGGCGTGGGAAAACCCGCCGCCCAGACTCACTTGGTCGTGCGCCCAAATATTCGGGTCATTGCTTTCTACCTGGAATCCCTCGGCATAGCTACCTACGTAACCTCCGCTGCCGATCGGTGTCTGGGCGTAGACGTTTATCTGAAAAAGCGGACGGCCACCTATATCGTCAAGGCCATTTATGCCGGTATCCATCTCGGCCTGAACAACATCCCCACCCACGGAACTGCCTGAAACATTTGCGCCGATATAGGTCGAATACCAGTTCCATGTGTCGCGCATCCTGCGACCCGCCGGCACGCCGTTGGTCGGAAGGGATTGGTGGACAAAACTTGAAACATTGGTGTCCTGCGACAGGTCGGGGGTCGAGTTCAAATTCCGCAGCGCGTTTTCGTTCAAGTAGAACTGGTAGACATAGAAGTCGCCGTCCGGCCCGGTGCCATCTGTAGAGTTGCCGTTGATCGTCGTGGTGAGCGATAGGTTTGTCCCCAGCAACTTGAGGTTGTCGCCGCCCCAGTTGACCGTATAGTTGTCCGACAGCAACCCGGCGCTATAGCTGGCGGTCGTGTTGCTTTCGGTGCGCGTCAGGCTCGCCATGGACGCGAATGGACCGGCACCGATCTGCGACGCCGTGAGACTGGCCACGGTCAAGGCGCCAAAGCTGGCCGGCAGTCCACCGCTAAGGATTTGCGAAATCTGGCACGCGCGGGTCGCATATGACTGTCCGGGCTGCCAGCACAGCAGAATATCAGTCGGCACGGGGGCAACCGCCTGCGCCTGACATCCCACGGCCGAAAGCGGATCGCCCGTGCGGCACGCGCCCGGCCATGGATTGTAGGGCGGGCTGGCGGCATGAGCGTGCGCGGCCCAGCAGCAGAGAAGCCCGAGAACGGTGAGGATGCGCTTCATACGAGTGGAATCGCCCTTCCCGCGTCGTCGGTGATCAGGTTGCCGTAATCGTCGGTCAGCCAGAGCGTGTCGCCGCCGCTCTCCCATGCCCAGAACGGCACACCGCCCAGCAGGCCGATGACGTTGATCGAACCCTGATACGCCGCGCCCAGGCCCTGATCGGTGGACCAGAAATACGCCTCTCCCGGCCCGAGAATCAGGTTCGTCGTCACGCCCCAAAAGGCCGGCCCGCTCAGCGATATCTGGATCTGCGTCTGCGTCGGATTGTAAAGCACGATCCAGTTCCGCGCCGGCTGCTCCAGCATGCACGCCATGGTCTTGTTGGGAACAATGTCGAGGGAACGATCAAACACCTGCGTCGGCGTGGGAATGTCGGCCACAGCCGCAATCGAGGCAAGCACGCCGGCCTTCGTGGTCGGATAGATGCGGTCGGCCGCTGCGCCTGGTTGCGCCGTGGCGGTACCGATCTGCACGTAGATGCGCCGCCAGCGGCCATCGGCTAGCTGGTCACGGTAATTGTCCACCAGGAACGCATTGATCGGCGCATCGGCCGGACTTTCCACCAGACCGAGCGTGTATTGCGAGAAGCCGTAGGTGGTGGGTGATGTCGGCACCCCCGGAGGCCCGAACGACCATGGCGTCGTCCAGAAGTCAGAACGCGGGTTCATGCGCGGCACGGGGTCTTGCGGCAGGATCAGCGTGCGGAACTGATCCTGGGGCACATCAAGGCACCGGCGACATACAAGGTAGCCGGTGTCGCGCAGCGCCGGGCCGGCCCACTCGAACTGTGGCTGCAATTCGTCCAGAAGATATCGCTCCTCGCAACGGTCGCACACCGCCTGGGCCAGCGGTCGCCGCAGACTGACCCGTGCGCGCCCGTTATAGCTCATCGCAGCCGCCCATAGACCGACACGTTGGGCGTCATCATGAACGGACCCGTCTCCTGGTCATTCGTGATGAAATACTCCCAATCCTCGGCCGCCTGCGCCTTCTTGTCCTTGAACATTTCCGGCGCGAACTTCTCGGCAAAGCGAGCCGTGATTCCGCTGCACAGCGCGTCAAGGCCGCGATACACCACATCCGGCGTTTCGCCCGATCCAAGGTTCGCGTCGAAGATGCGCTGGAGATAGAAGTAGTTCAGCGTGGCGTAGGGCGCCCCATAGGCCGGAACCTGCCACAGCGTCAGCTGCGGCGCGGCCAACCGCTCGAACCAGTATTGCGTTGGAATCCCCGTCTGTGTCTTGTTCGGGATCATCGCATACTCGGTGCGCGTCAGCGGCGCCATGAACCGATCGGTCGTGATGCCGGGGCTTGGCGGCGGCGGCACGGGCAGCACCGGGCCGTTCTGCGTCGAGTACCAAAGCTCGGTGAGCGTCACGAGATCGCTGGGTAGAGCGTAGGTCGCCTGTCCGGCCACCAGCGTAATAGTGGCTTCGACGACCTTCCACAGATTCACGCCGCGCAATGACCACCTGACAAGTTCCAAGTTGAGCGAGCGTCGCAATGAGATCATGTGATTGCGCGTGATCTCGGCGGGGTTCTTGCCGCACCGCTCCGCCGCCTCAAACAGGATTTCGCCATTCGAGAGCGTGAAGGCGGTTGTGCCCGAGGATGTGCCCGGCGTCGCCATGGCCTTATCCTTTGTTACAGCAGCGCAGATACATCCGCACGCGAGGCGTAGGGATCATACCCTATTTCCTACGCCATTGAATTCTTGATCTTCATGCCGGGATATTTGGCATGAACCCTGTGTCGAATTTCGGCCTGTTCAGCCAAGCTGGCGTTTGCCGACCCTCGCGCTAGTGCTGATCTCGCCCTTGCTTCCGTATTGATCGGATACCGGCCACCAGGCAAAGCAAATTCCTTTGACGGAAGCGCGTCGCGTTCCTTCGCCGTCAGACGACCGCCATCGGCTCGGGCTTCGACGGAGGCGCCCGGCCGCCGATCAGCGAGATTCGTAGGCCGGCTTGCTCATTTCGCCCGCGCTGGACAGCGGGTTGCGATCCGAGGTCGCGCCGCCGCGCGCGCGCTTGTCGGGGCGCATCTCGGCCGACTTGCCGGGGACCATGCCGCCCTTGCGGCGCTTGGGCATGTCTTCCTTGATTTCCTTCTCGGCCTCGCCGGCCGTGGTCTCGATCTTCTTCATCTGGCTGCTCCGATACCCGCTTGAATGGACTGCATCACGACCATCATGGTGCCAGCGGTCACCGTGAGGCGATGGGCGAAGATGGGCTGGTTCGCGTAGTTGGCCTCGCAGTTGATCGACTTTGCGGTCAGCGACGCTAGGCTCCACAGCAGCGGAGGCGAATAGCTGGCGTCTTCGATGCTGAATTGCTCCATGCGAGGCGTCAGCGAAGGCCCCTGCTTGTTGGGGTCGTCATAGGTATGCTCGACCGTGAACGTCGGCGTGGTGCCGGTGCCGGTGATCGAGCATGCGACCGAGAGGTGCCAGCTTGTGCCGAAGTCATCGAACACCCACGGCGTCGAAGCGGTGCCATTGGTCCCCGCCGTGATATTGCCGGCAGTGGCACCCGAAACGCTGATCCTCGTGACGGTCGCATAGTCGTAGACCGAGGCGACGGTGGTGGACGCCACGCCGGTGATCGTCTCACTGATCGGCGCGCCGCTTCCGTTGGTGCCATACAGCCCAAAGACCACCGCGCCATCGGCACCGTTCGACGTGATGATCACCCGCCGAGGCGGCGTCAGGGTCGCCACGCCGGCGGCGGTCAACGAGCCATTGATCGTCAGGTTGCCGGCGCCAGATGGAGTCTGCGAAGCGGCGATGCCGTTCGCGACCCCGGCGGTTAGCTGCAATGTGACGACAGTCGGGTTGGACATGAATCAGGTCTGCGGATAGCCGAACATCGAGAAGTTGCTCTGCACCCCGGCCGATATCAGGCCGTTCGCGTTGACCTCGTTGCTCAGCACAAGGCGGTTGCCGGTCAGCACTAGGCCGGACAGTGCGCCGTTGGAGGCGGTCGAGCCGATGCCCGTGCCGGCGCCGCCCGTGCCGGTCTGGATCGTGCCGCGCACATCGCCGCTGGTCAGCGTCGGCGGATTGGTCCCGTCCCACGCGGTCCAGCCCGTTGCGCTGGTCATCTGCGCACCGGCCCAGAACACCAGCGTGTTTTCCCATCGTTTCGAGCGGAACGCGAAACTGAACACGTCCGATGTGCCCACCGAATAGTTGTGCGCGTCGGTGAACTGCGGCACGACCGAGATCACGTATTTGCCGGTCTTGAGGCCGTAGCTGGTGGAAGCACCGGCCGCAACGGTGATGGTCTCGGTCAGCACCTGGCCGTAGACATCCATCATCGTGACCTTGAACGCGCCGCCAGCGGCCGAGGCCGAGCCGACGATGCGGATCTGGCGCATCAGGGCCTGACGGTCATCCAGGAACATGCCAGGCCCAGCGGCCACGAATGGATATGCGGCCTGCGGCGTCGGAAAGCCGACCTCGCTCGGTCCCCACAGGTCGCCGGTACCGATCGGCGTGGCCGTGATGGCCGACAGCGCGGGATTGGCGATCGTGATCGTGGTGGCCGTGGGCGTGCCGGTCACGATGGTCAGCAGCGCGGCGGTGCCGGCCGAATTGCCCGCACCGGCAATGACCAGCGGCATGCCGATGGTGTATGCGTTGCTGGCCGTGACCGTGACCGTGGTGGCCGAGGCGCCGGTCGTGGTGGTGCCGAAGTCGAAACCGAAATCCAGCGCAACGGGAGCAATGATCGGCATATTGGCGTTCAGCCACGGCGCGAAAACGCGGACCGGAATATTGACCGTGACGCCGCCGGTGGACGCGGAAGCCAGCGTCATGGCGGTCCCGCTGGTGACATTCTGCGCCGCCGCGATATTGGCCGCCGCGAGCGCGAACGGAATGCCGTCGTAGGTGCGCATCAACTGGATCGGGATGAACGCAGGAATGACGCCCGTGTAGCCAGTCACCTTGTCTTTCGGGAAGGTGATGCGCGGGTCAAGGAGAGCGTAGCCCTGAAACAGCCCGCAGGGGCCGGCGTTCAGGTTCGGATCAGGCTCCGCTGGTGTGCCGTACGGCGGCGCATACATCGCCGCCATGTTGCCGTAACTGAACAGCGGGCCGTCGAAGTTCGTAGCCGCCATCTAAAGGCGCTCCTTTGCTGACGGCCTCAGTTGGTCGGGAAGACGCCTACGCCGAGGCGAAAATCGTCCGATCCGAAATAGTAACGTTCGTACGCCTTCACCATCAGGTTGTCGGTGGTGAAGTCCGTCTGCATCGAGGTCTCGAACGGCTTGCGCTCCAGGTAGATCAGGCCGCCAGCGTCGGACAACACGAACCAAGCGTAGTCGCTGGTAAGGAAGTCCAGCACGACGTAGCTGTCGGCCAGATCTCCGCTTTCCCGCAGCGACGCCGCATCGCGGTTCGCCGTGCCGGGCCGCGCCTCGGTCTCCATCAGGCGCTTGGCGACGTGCCGCTGCGCGACAGGCACCACCAGTTTGCGACCCTGGAACAGCGCCAGCAGACCTTCGTTGGTGCGGAAGCGGCGCACCATGTTGTTGGCCTGCGCCAGCGTGTTTTCGTTCAGGCCGGTCTGCACCGTGGGCGTGTTCGGCACGAGATAGCCGTCCACCGGATGCTGCGTCGAGAACAGGGGAAGGTTGTCGCCGCCGAGCGTGGGGTTCAACACGTTGCCGTTGTTCAGCGTGGAGGCGCCCATCACCTCCTTCATCTGGCGGAACGAGCGCGCCAGGCCGAGGTTGGCCGCGTCGAAAGCCGACTTGTAGAGGTTGTCGTCCAGCGCCTCGCGGGTGAACGCATAACCGAGGCCGAAGGCAACGTGGATGTGGTTGTAGACGAACCGCTGGCCGGACAGATTGTCCATCTGGACCGGCTGGCCGGTGCCCTTGAGCTGCGGCAGCGGCACGTATCGGACATGGACGGTCTTTTCCGCCTCCATGTTCGACTGGCCCTTCTCGTAGATCGACGCCCACTGCGTCTTGATCTCCGGATACTCGCCCTTGAGCTTGCGCACGCCGGGCAGCAGCATCGCCGGGATTTGGGAGGTTGTGATTGCCATGTCTGCGCTCCCTCAGATGCCGGTAGCCGACAGGGCTTCAGCGATGTTGAGTCGGACCTCAATCCACGGATTGGTGTTCGCCGGGTCTTGCGGTCCACCGGTAACACCCACGGTGCCGACGATGCGGAATGGCAGCGTGGCCGTGGTCGCGACGGTCGAGCCGTCGAGTGCCAACGTGCTGCTGCCCGCGCTGTTGGGAGCGCCGTTGGTGCCGGTCAGGAAATTGATGTTCTGGCCGCGCCAGGACGGCAGATACGGGCCGCCGGAAACCTGCGCGATAAAGGTGGCGAAAGGATCGGACACCACCAGCGCCGGGATGTCGGCGCTTGGATTCGCGGTGGACGGATACGACCCGTTGAGGCCGTGCATCGTCTGCATCGCTGTCTGATCGTAATAGGGCAGCACGCCGATGAAAACGCCAAGGATGGCGGTTTCCGACGTGGTTGCGAGGCCGATGTAGCCTTGGCTGCCTCCGGTCAGCGTCTTGACCAGATCGCCCTTGCCGATGGACGAAGCGTATCCTGATTTGATCAGGAACGGGTTCGCCTGAAAGGTGTTGGCGCCGCTGATGAAGCTGCGGGAGAAGCTAAGCCCGATCGGGGCCAGGAGATTGGTCGCCATTGGTCTGTAAGCTCGCGCTTAGGACCAGCGATCTCCGGAGCGGAAGGGCTGAGGCCAGGTTGTCCCGAGCGGAGCGCCCAGGCCATGACGCGACTATCTAATGCGCGTCATGGATGGTTTGCAACGGATATTTTTAGCGGTAGACGCCAGCCTCGCCCTCAATCTGAATCTCCAGCGGCACAGCCCGAACGCCCCGGACTCCCGCAACGCCATCGCCGCCCTCGGTGTGACCCTCGGCAGCGGCGCGCATGCGATCGCGCTGTTGTTCCTGCGCGGCGCCGTATTCTTCCTGCCGCGCCTCCTGCGTCAGCCGCATTGGCCGCGTGAACAGGCGCTGCCCATACCGCTCGATCGGCGCGTTCGGATCGGCGCCGGGCGTCATCAGCTTGGGCATCGTGTTGCCCAGCACGGGGCGCCAGCCGCCATCGTGCGCTTCTAGGATGGACGATCCATCCACCTGAAGCCCCAGAACCGAGACCGTCCACCACTGGTAATCCCAGCCGGGCTTGCGCCATGCCTGCGGGATGTCGAAGCGATTGGTGGAGCGGTCGGCGCGAGAGACGCGGACCACCGGCTCAAGGTCCACTTCCTCGCGGAACGGCTCGGCGCGGTCGCCGGTCGCGGCCCCCATTACGCCGACGCCGACGATGCCGGGCTGCGGCTGCGGCGCGGACTGTTTCCGCGCCGTGCGCGGTGTCTCGGTGCGGCGGTGGTATTTGCGCTTGCTCGCCGCGATGGCGGCCGGCTGTGTCTCGGTGTCGCTCATTTGTAGGTCCGCCCTTCGCCAGTAATCAGACCGCCCGTCCCGCCGGCAGCGATCTCCCGGCCGGCGGCGATCTGTTCTTTTACATAGTCGCCCAGCGGCATGCGGTTGATCGCCGCAGCCTCCTTCCAGTCCTCCATGCGTCCCGGTGGAATGCGCACGGTTTGGGTGTTGCCCTGCCGGGAGACGATCAGTTCCCCGAACGGGGTGTTGACGCGCTCGCCATGCGTGCTGCTTTCGCCGCCGCCAGAACCGCCGCCGCGCGAGGGTGACAAGCCCGTATCGTTGCCGCGATTGGGGGTATCCACCTTGGGCGCCTCCTTGAAGTGACGATCCAGCGTCCCGTTGATGTGGTCGAAGTATGACTTCGAACCTTCCTGCATCCCGCGCTCTATGGCCTCGAAATGCGCGCCCTCGGCCACGCCCTTATACACGCGGTCGGAGTGAAAGCGGGGATGTTCGTCCATCCACTTCTGGACCTCGGGGGACGTTCCGCCACCCTGCCGCGCGTTCGGATCGGGCTGGCGAGGCCGCGTCGCCTTCATCGTTTCCAACGTTGATGTGGCGTTGTGGAAGCGATAACTGGCCGCATTCAGTTCGGTCTGCGCGGTGACAATCGCCTGCGGATCGTTGGCCTCGTAGGCCGACCGAAGCGCGGCCTGGGCCGAGGTCATCTCCGACTTCGAGCTTTCGACCAGCGCGGCGGCGGTCGTCAACTGATCGGCGTGGCGAGCGGTGGTCGCTGTCGCGGCATGGCCGCGCGCGCGCGCGGCTTCGGCCTCAGCGTTCGATGCCCTGGCGCGCAACGCCTCGCGTTCGGTGTCGGCCTCCTTGAGCGCGCGTGTGGTGGCCGCGAGCGTGTCCTCGAAAGACGATGTGGCGCCCTCCTCGACACTGATCGCCGGGCCGCGCGTTTCGATGCCCAGCTTCTCTCGCGCTCGGTCGCCCTCACTCTTGCGCTCGGGGATCGTCTGCGCGGTGGCGTCGTCAATCGTGATCGTGTCGCTCATGCCTGTGCCTCATACTGGGACAACATCCGCTGCGCGCATCGCAGCCGGACCCGCGATTCATGATCGCGCTTGAGAATGCCGTTTTCTTCGTTTTTCAGCGACGCGATGATGGTTTTTGCCTGCGTCACCAAGTCGGGGTCGGCGCGGAATGCGGCCAGGAAGTCGGTGTGCGCCGGGTCAGCGCGCAGACCGATGGATTTGCGGTGAAAGGCTGTTAGGTAGGGTTGGAGATCGCTCATAGTCAAAAACCAACACCCGGGGGCAGCGGCAGATAGCGCACGTTGCATTCCGGATAAATCGCGCCACCCTTCTTCGGTCCAACTGCGAACCGACAACGGCCCTCGTAAAAGACAATATCGCGCATGAAGTCCTTGTGCTGACCACCGCCGGGTGACGCTCGGACAATATGCTCGCGGTCGCCTACGCATTTCTCCATGAACTGCGTAACGATCTGCATGGCTTCGTCAGGATCAGTCGAATAAACGAGGCAGTATCCATGCTTCCACCCACCCGAATCTTCCATGGCGTCGAATGAACATTTCCAGCCAAGGATCATCGGCCCCACCCCCTATCTTCGATCACCCAGTCCGGCATTCTACCGCTGGTGAAAACTTCGTGCGGCGACGGCGGCGGAAAATCGCCCGGCACAAACCGCCAGTCCTTGCGCGCCTGCGAGATGCGCCGTGCCTCGGCAATCGCCAATTCCTCGGCCTCAAGCGCGTTGAGCTTCGGCTTGGTCATCAAATCACCGCATGCGGCTTATCGCACGCCCCGATGATCTGGTCGTCCATCAGGAACCGGCACGGCCAGCCGTCCCACTCGTAAACATCGCAGTCCTCGTCGCGATGATCCTTGAACTTCACGCGAGCCGCACCGTCGCCGGAAATGCTAGTGGAAAGGCCCACGGTCTGGTTCGCGAACACCCAATCACCGACCTTGGGCGGCTTGCCGTCAGGGAACGTCGCTTTCAGATAGCTGTGGTCACCGTCGAATGCGGTGGGACCGCACTTCAGGATCAGGACCGTCTTGCCCTGATAGAAATCTTCCTTCTGATCCTTCAGAGACGTGAACAGCTTGGTGCGGGAATTGTAGATTGGGCGCACGTAGACCGCGACCAACACCTGCCGGCCGTAAATCTTGATCTCAGAAATGTCGCCCAGCATGTGGTGAATGTGGGCCTTGGCGAGATCGTCGGTTTCGTGCTTCCAGCTATGGAGGCGGGAATAGTCGCTCATCCGTGCAGATCCTTGAACGATTCGTCGAGAATGGTCGTGCAGTCATTGAGCGCCAGCAACCGGCCTTGCGACAGACGCATCTGATCGAGCGTCAGGCCGATGCCGGTTTGCAGCGCGTGCGTGTCGCGCTCCACGAGTTTGGCGATCTCGGCCCGCACCGTGTCGCGCAGTTGCCAAGCGGACATCAGGCGACCGGATCGCCCGATGCGTGATCGTTCGCCGGCTCGCCGCCCGAGATGCTTTCCGGGCGCGGATTCGGCATCGGGTCAGATTCCACGGCGCCGGCATGCTCGCCGGCATGCCACTCGCCGTCGGCGTGAACGGCCGGCATCGGCCGATCCTGCTCCGGATAGAACGCCTTCTTGAACTCGTCGTGCGCCATGGCGAGCGCGGCCTCGGCGGTCTCGGCCACGGGGCTGTAGACCGAGTGATAGAACCCGTCGTGCAAGTCCACGATCCAGCCACCCTCGGCGTCGCCGGATACGTGTTCGCGTAGAAAATCGGTCATGGTTGGTCTCCGGTTGACTGTTCATCCAAAT